TCATTCTTCTTCCTCCGTTGGTATCTGCACCCACCGCAATTGTTCGCCTGTATCTATAACTGCATTAGGTGAATCGTAGTGTAGGTAAATGACATTCCATCCGTTGCTTAATGTCTCCATATGTGATACGGGTACGTGTATACCTCCTAACTCATCAGGCAACCTAACTGTCTGTATGTCTCTAAGTGGTACTAGCAACCCATCTTTCTCAACCATACCTGCATGGATACGAGGGTCGTATGTGAAATCTTCCATTTATTCTTCCTCCGCATGAATACCTGTTGCTTTCTCATAAGCAGTATAGATGTCGTTGTCAGGGTATAGATGTCTATGCGTTTCTTCTAACCATTCAATGTAAGTATGGTCATCGTCATGTTGTTGCTGAATCCATTCAATCATGGTTCTAGCCTGTTGTATAATAGTAGGCATTTATTCTTCCTCCTCAATAAATACTCCGAGTACATTTTTCATGTGGTACTCTATGCCTTTGGGTGTACCTATTATCACATCACCTACGACATATTGGTTCTTATCACAGAAGTAAACGGATGCTATTTCGTTAACTGGTAAACCTAGCAACCGACCTTCTTCGTTGACAAGTAATTCACCATCAGGTATAGTACACCTAACATATTCAAAATACCCACCTACGGCATCCTGTATCACATCAAGAGATAAGTCCTCCTTGATTCCTAGCGTTGTTAATTCTCCATCTGCTGTCAATAATTCATATATCATTTACTCAACCTCCTTCATCCAATCTTCAAATCTTGTTGGAATAACTACATTCATATTACAATCCCCGCAACACCTACCATCAGCAACGGGTTGTGCATTGTGTCCGTGAATCCACGAACCTTCGGGTGGGATTCGTTGCTCGCAGATAATACATATCTTACCCATTCAAGCACCCCCCCATCTTCCTGCATGGGGTAGGTCGATGTCTTTTATCCTCCATACCATGTCTATTGAATCTAATTCGTTGCTAGAGAAATATCCTAATTCTTCGTACATACCTTGCACGAAACCGAAGCAAGTNCCATCCTCTTCTATCTCGGTTGCGAACCAGTACCAACCGGTGAACGATTCCCAACCCGCCAACACAGGCAGGTGAGTATCAGGGTGAGGAGGCTCGGTTGCTTTGGAAGCCTCCCCCACATACACATAGAGCGAGCCCGATGATGAAACTAATGAAACCACACTAGCAACCCCCTGCTCTATCTGCTTGGGCTATATCATAACCCATGAGTGCTACCTTCTTGGCTACACTACGCAACCACGTTTCTTTAGGTATGTCCTTGCCTATGTGGAACCCATACAGGTCAACCCACACAGACCAAATGTAAAAGTCTAAATCTTCTGTATCACACACTATATCTAGACCTTTGTTGATAAGTTTAGTTTTGGTATTGTTGTCAGGGTCCATCGTTAGTAGGTGGAACGCCTCAACGCCTTTGAACCATGATTCTTGTAGGAACATGATACCCGCAGGTGTGGTGATTGTTTCATTCTCAACGTCAACAGAAGCCAACGAAGGATAAGCAAACTCACCCTGTTTCGTGAGTGTGCTAAGGCACTCAAACATCTCCGAATGAAATGGAGGCAACTCAACTTTCTGAACCCGTAGGTATGTATTACCCTCCTGTTGCATTCAAGCACCACCCCCTATTGCATAATCCATGTCATCAACCGAATCGAAGATTTTCCTGCGTAGGTCCTGCATCTTTATGTTGCTAGCGTTATCGTCTAGTGCTTGGAAGTAATTTTCTATATCAAGGAGTAAATCGTTGCTTACTCTAACCATTTTATTTGTTCGACTGATTGCCGAGTCTCTTTGGATTAGCATTGTATCGTAGCCTCTTGCTTTGTGCCTACGTTGCTTTCTTGCTTCCTTACGCAGCGTCTTATCTGCTGCTACACGTGCGTCTATTTCCGCACCTACTTCATCTATCGTCTTTCCGTCAATCGTTATATTCATCATGTCATCGTTCTCCATGTGGCTCAACCCTTCCGACCTTGCTGTCCTACTTAAACCACACGACCAAAACCGACCAACTCACCTGTATATGTCTGCTCGCCTAGTCTGTGTGTATACCTGTATGACACGCCTGTCCGGTTGCTTGTCTGCTGGTGTCTGCTGGTGTCTGCTGCTGCTGGCTTGGCCGTTGCTAGTGTAGCCCTCACGTATATGCGTATACACAAACCTCTAGATTTTGAAAATTATTCGTTTTATCCCCCGCATTTCTTGGCAAGTACTGATAGAGATATTAGTCTCTCACCGCCTCTATAATAGAAACCGGTTTCAAGTTTGGTGTGGAGGCTAATGCGAGACTGCATCATGTGATGTGATACATTACCCGTGAGCGTCATCCGTGAAATTACCGTAGGTAATTATGTGTGGGCAGGTAATTACCGAAGGTAATTTAGTTGCTAGAAAAAAAGGGGTTCTCGTTGCTAACTTATCGAAGGCTAAATTAAAAAAAGGGGAGGAGTCGAAGACTCCCCCCCAGTTTGCTACGTTAATCGGTTGCTTATTCTTGTAAAGAATCAAACACTCGCTCTGATATGTCTTGTACGTCTTCGGATAGTATCTCTTCTCCTCGGTGAAGTGCTTCTATCAATGTAATTGATTCCTCGGTGAATGTCCTTAATTCCTCTTGAGGAACGCCCTGTTCCCTCAAAAGGTTGCTAAGGAGGACACGGGCAGCGAAGCCACGCTCCTCCTCAGAAGGGTCCAACAATGAACGAACCAAATCAGTCAAGAAGTCCGTAGGGACTGTTGTCATATCCTCCATTAACAATCATCTCCTGAATTAGAATAATTTAGCAACGCATTAGTAATTTCCTTAACCATATGTTTCATAGCGTTCTTGGCTGAAATACTTCCTGCCGGCCATCCTGCCATAACATGGCCTTCGTTAAGACCTAGCATCCGAAGGATTTCCTGTTTGTCTTCGTTGCTGTAAACAGCATCAGGAGTCCCTAGATGACTGATAACATCGGGGCCTCCTAATGTCTTCATTAGGGTGAAGATTCCTGTTCTAAAGAACCAACTAGAAGCACCACTTGATACTAGGGTATCATTGAAAGGGTCCGAAGGGTCCTTCAATTTGTAAGCATAGAAGCCGTTTTCGTATGCTCCTCGATACAATCCACTACTCTTGTTAGCAATCCATAACTCTAGATTGAAGCCGGCATCAGACAATGCTTCGCTGATAGCAACGACAACCGACATAGCAGCAGCCAAAACATCAGCACCAACGGAGCATGATGCTGATAACGGTAGTATTAGAGCGATTGAGTCTCTAGGAGCCTTCGACTTCATCCTTCTGCGACCGAATGGTTCACCATTTAGTAGGCGGAAGGCGTTAACTTTAGCCGGCATTGATTCGACATTTCGCCACTTAGCAACAAACTCCGTTAAATCTATTTGATTTACTTCTTGAAGTGCTTGTTGTCTAAACTTTACTAGTAAGTCAATATCTGTTTGTCTGAATCCTCCTAATTCGGATGAAATCCGAGACTCGGTTAGTTTGCTTCTTGGAACGCCCTCGATTCCTTCGGGTCTTCCTATCCACTTCAAATCCGGTATGTCGTTTAGAGGGTTGTCTGTACTGTTATTGTCAAAACTACCGTTAGGTATTTCCTGAATAATCTTAAGGTTCTCAGGTCTTAAGAAATCTGATAAGTCATTCGCTGAATGAGCAACGAAGCAACGAGCATTCATTTTCTCATTGACGAATACATTTGCTTGATTACTATTATTAGTAGCCTCGCAGAAGTCTCTTACTTCTTGTCCGTTTAATTTAGCCATATCTTTTCACCTCCTTGATTGAAAATCAAAGGAGAAGCAGTAATCAAACTGCTCCTCCTATTTCATAGGACTCGGCATAATTCGCCGATTCGCTAACTTCGTTAGGGTCAATACCAATCATTTTTAGGTCATTTACATTCCAGTCAGCGAGTCCTTCTAAGAAGACTTGACGTATTGGAATACCATGAACCTTTGACATAGTGTAAGCAGTTTGAAGATGTCGAGGGCTGATTATCCTTTGGATGTTAGCAGCATTCATCTTATTCCTAGCATCAAGAAACAAGTTTCTTAATTCAGAATTAGGACAGAAGGACTTCTCTAAATCTTGGTCGTATCCCCATTCTAGGATACCACCCGCAAATCTATTCAATGTTGCTCCGTCAAGTTTGTTAGCAGCATTATAGGTTCTATTACTACCATGACCGAAGGTATTAGCAGTACAGATGAAAATAGTGTCTTCGTGTCTCTTAGCGAGGGAACCATCAGGAAGAGGCCACTTAGTACCTGCTAAAGCAGCATTAAGGGCCACAGCAGTTCCGGTTGCTAATCTATCAAACTCATCGAAGATGAGAACTCCGCCATTAATGTAAGTCTCGACTATCTTAGACATAGTATAGATAGGACTACCATCTGAAATATTAGGGATGGTTGAGCCAGTAATTTCGGTTGGTAGCATTTCTTCATTACATGAGACTATAACTAAGTCTGATGCGTTATGAATACCACCGGCTTCCTTTGGAATATTTAGCAACGCTCTAAAAACTTGTTCAGCACCGTAGGTCTTTCCACTTCCAGCAGGTCCTACTAGTAGTGAAGGCTGTCTCTTATCAGCAACCGTTGTTCGACAATTACGAAGTAAACGACCAAACCTAGTATGGACCTTCTCCTCAAATATTACCGTATCATCTTTGAGCGCAGTAAGACGAAGAGGAGCAGCAGAGGCTATGTCCTGAACAGTTTGCATCATTTCATCGAACTCATTTCTTAATTCGCCTTGAAGGCTTCCTGTGAATTGATTAGCCCAGTTATTCAATGGTTGCTTGATTAAATCGAAGATAACATTTCCTTGCGCTGAAACTTCGCTAGTCTCTGACGGNGCNGGGTTTGGCGTTGAAGGAATCTTTGGTTCCGGTTGCTTCTTTGGTATTTCCTTCGGAGTTGGAGGGTTTCCGGCACCCATGTAATGATTCAAGAAACTCCGAGGCAATTTTGACCATGAATCAGCCTGAACATCAGGATGATGACAGAAGTCTAAACCGTTGCTAGATTCGGTTGATAATCGAAGATAACTAGGTTGAGTATAGTTCCAAAGACCTTCGATAGCATGAGTATAAACTATCAGTTTATTGGCTTCGTTTGGGTTTCCTTTGGAACGGCGTTGAACAGCCGGTACTCTTCCTTTGGAACAGGTGAGATGGACCCATTGAGTCCCTCTTCTATCATGTCGAAGTACATTCACAACTTCGTCATTCTGCATATCATAATCACAAACAGGACAAGCACTTGATTTTTCGGCTTTCAGCCTGTAAGCACCTGAGTATCGACCTTTTATTCTTTGTCGAATGACTTGTAAGTCCGAATCTGAAACTATTCCTGCGAAGCCAACGAATGATAGTGTGGAAACTACCAATTCAAAGTATTCAAAGAATAGTCCAAAGACCATTTCAACCGAAGGTAGGACAAGACCTCCGACTGTGGCAATCAGCATTAAGCATAGGGTAAGGGTTTCATTTCTTATCTCCATCGTTCTATTCGCAGAGGCCTACGCACTAAAAGAGTATCGGTCTAGTACTAGACTACGTGCGTCTTTTGGCTCTGCTCCAGTTATCAACCAAAAAAAATGAGCAAAAGTTTCAGTCAAAATACCTCAGTAGGTATTTAGCGCACGGATACCATTTTACTAGACTTTAGTCTATTAAAATATACGCACCGTTTCTAGCAACGACTCCACACGGATATTCTAAAGAATATCTTCACGCTGAGAGTACACAGGAGAACACACGCAAGATGTTTGTTTTTTCGGCAATCTTAGAGACATAGGTGGCGCACACGGACTCCACGCAGGGACTTCTGATGTCTCCCCCCGTGCGAGAGTCCTACGTGCGAGATGATTGTTTTTGAAGCCATTTTTAGCAGTAAAATTAAACCAATTATCTATATTATCTGATAATATAGTTAATTGACCGGACCCAAAAAAAACTCTATTAATCGGATGACTTTCAGTCAATATCTAAATAGCAAGATTTGACCAATGGTAAAAACGATTGAATCACGATTCAATATTAACTAAAGCAACTAGTTTCAAGAAAATAGCCAAAATTGCTTGGACTCTCTAAAGAGAGAAAAATCTCTGAGAAAAACCGGCCTTACTATATCTTACCAATACCTTCGGTATTGAAAAAGCATAGTAGTTAGCAACCGAAAATTGTTGGACCGATACCGAAGGTAAGGGTAAAAAGTCCGTTGTTAACCCCTTTAGGGGTTAGTAGGAAGGTCCTGAATCCAGTCGGTTCTAGCCAAACTGAACCCAGTTCCTTCCTCTATACTTTCAGTATAGAGAACCAACCGACGTATGGTCATCATAATCGCCGATATAGTCGAGCAGTACAGCGATTCCACTAGTCATAATTTGACCAACCATAACCGTCCAATCATCGAGGGCTTCAATCGCCGTTTCTGCACAGAAAACGGATGTAAATTGGTCGCAATTATCGTGATATACCAGTTCTTCAAGCATCAGGTCGATAGCGTCCCAGTCATACGTTTCTAAGTCTGTAATTGAGATAAAACCTGTCTGATAATAGCCGTCATTATCTAAAACCTGTATTAGCAACTGAGCCTCTTCGGAAGTGGGGTCAGCATCGAAATGAACACTAAAGTGTTCAAGGGCCTGAATCGAGGAGTGTTCGACGGGTACTTTGAACACATTTCCTGAAACTAGGTCAAAAATTGCCGGACCGAAGTCAGGTCTTTCAAGGTCAGGACCCCTTAAGGGGTCCTCCCTAGTCGTATTATCGGTATCATCCTCTGCGGGTGTTTTTGTAAACTCCATGATTCTTCGGACACCATCCTAGTTTTTAACACTTAGCAACCGACTAATAGGCTCTCAGTACAGCGTTTTTCTCGATTTAGCAACCGAAGAATCTATACTAAAATTAGGGCCAAAAATGGGACCCTAGTGGACCCAGTAGTACGCCAACCCCCTCTCGTTATTTTTTTTATTTTTTTTCAAAACCACTAAATCCCCTATAAAAGATTATAAAGTTTACAAAATCTTCATATATCAGAGAACATGACGATATGTTATGCCAAAGAACCGACAACTGAAAAATGTAATAATGGGACACCACATACAAGATGGTGGAGTGGATACAGCAGACTTATCAAGTGCTGTAACTAATGTACTTGCGGATTACGCTGTGGAAGTAACAACAGCCGGAGGTGCTGCAAGCGAAGCACTAACTGTTGCTGGAGTAACTACTGCTTCTAAGATTATCGCAACCCTAAAAGACGATGGTACTAACAACATAACCATAAAAACCGCAAAGGCTACTGGAGACAACGCTGTAACTGTTGTATTCTCAGGAGACCCCGGTAACGATGCTATTGTTGCTATACTTGCATTTTAAAGTCTAAACCTAACATACCTAGAGTTAGAGTCTCTATGAGGTTTACCTCTAGGTTCATCCTTAGATTTACCCCAAGAACCAACAGAAGCACTACCTCCAACCATAGGAGAGGTGTTTCCTTGCTTACTTTGAAACTGGTCCACAGCATGAGCAAGAGCCATAACAATATCGTTATGCCTACCTTTATCGACAATGATGCCCCCATCCCAAGCATGAGTCTCTAACTCTTCTAACATCTCATTCATTATCTTTCTAGTATGGTCGTTTCCATAGGGGATAACAATTTTACCCTGTTCAAACCAACTTCTTAGTCTCATAAGTAGTGATTGCTTCATAACTCTGTTCTGTACTGGACTTGCTCTATAATCAACATTGGCTCCTTTGTTTAATAGCAACGCTTGATACAACCTCTGAAAACCAGCAGACTCGGCAGCAAACACAGGATTCTTATATAGAGAACATAACCTAATAATTTCGTCTGCTTGTTTACTAGGTTCAAAATCATTATGCCTCCAAATATTAACAACGTGTAAGAACCCTTCTGTATCTTGCCTTAACACAACCATAACGCTATAATCTTTACCTATACCATGTGAAGGGTCAAAACCAATAACATATCTAGAAGTATGTTTCTTATCATATTCTAGTATAGCATCCATATCTAAGTTTTTTCTAGTCATTCTTGAAGGATATACAGCAGAGTCATCATCAACTACCCTACATAGGTACTCTTGTGAAAAGGCTAACTCACCCATAGCAACACGTTGCTCTAAAAGAAACTCAACACTTCTATATTCAGGCCATAGACATTCGGGGATAACATTATCGGGGTCTTTAGACCACTCATCGTAATTTAAGATACTACCTTCCTTCCAAGTCTTCCAAGCCTGATTGTTCAACATTTCTGTATGATATAGGTCTGTAAGGGCTAATGGAGTACCTACTACAAATATAGATGTATCAGGACTCAGCATAGGAGTCATTTTCTTACGAAACCAATTTCTTACTACATCATCAGACATATCTCCTGAATCATCAAGAACGTCATCTAGGATAATACGAGCAGGATGTTCACCACGAATAGCAGAACCTACTGATGAGGCTTTAATCCAAGAACCATTAGTCAAACGCAACTCCCATTTACCGCCACGCTTCTCATCTAACATTTTAGATAGGTCAGGATGTCTTCTCATGTCTTCTCTTATTTCTTCTAACCTATTAGCCGCTAGGTCTTTACTAGCAGAGAACAACCAAGTAGTAAAAGGTTTATTACGCCATTTTTCAAACAAAGCAGAATGTAATGCTTTGACTCTTAATGTAGTGGATTTACTATGGTCTCTTGGTGCTATCAATAATACACGGTGTACTTGCGAACCTTTTCTATCGTTAAATAACTCAAACCAATCACCTATGTGATTACCCCAAGTATAACCTAACCATTCGTAAAAGTGTTGATGGTCGTATTTACTTCTTTGTAAATTAAAACTACTCATTAGACCAGTCATCATAACCACCTATTTTACTACTATTCAATATTAAGGGATAACCTATCCATTCAGCCATAAAATCAACTAAGCCTTCTATTTCAGACCTTTCTAATATGGCAGACATCATAGAACCATGTTCATCAATCAAACAAATGACTAATGAATCTTCGTCATCGTGAGATTCTCCTATTACAACACAGGAGTCGTCTGTCGCCCAACCTTCATTCATTATTTACCACCATTAAGTGTTTTTAGAGTAGCAACGCCATCTCTTAAATCTGAGAATACTTGTATGCTTCTTTTATCAGGGGATAGTATAACCATAGGACAGGTAGCCCTTTCTTTCTGAAAACCAATCATTTCAGCAAAACTGTCTATTAATTTATATGAACCCGGCCTAATAGCCCAACGCTCCATACCATGTCTTGTGAATGGTTCTATTACTGGTGTATGGTGATGACCTACTACACCTATGTCGAAATCACACTCTCCGTCTTCCCACATCTTTTTAATTACTCTAGCAGGGTTAAGTGCTGAATTACCTCTTCTTTTATGTCTAATAGAGAAGTTATAGGGGATATTGTTAACTAACAGACGAATATTCAATTCGTGGGCGTGATAGATGACATCCAAGTCTGCTACTTTTTTAGCAAGAGGGTCGTAGTCTGTTGCACCACTAGTCCAAAGGTCGTGATTACCCGCTACTACGGCTAATATCTTATCTTCAAACATATCTAGGTAATGGTCGCATAACTTCCATTGAACAGACGGAGGGATTTTTTGTTTCATAGCAGGTCTTGGTTTGTCAATCATAAAGTTGTCAATAAAGTCTCCAGCGTGGATAACAAAGCAATTATCTGTATCACGGACTAATTCAGCATCTTCACGCATACGTGCGTGGTCCGTATAACTATTACCTATATGTTGGTCGCTTGCTAGTGCTACACCTATGTACCCTTTGGTATTGAATGTTATTTCAGCCCATCTAGCACTTTCCATATTATTAATACTCTTTGAAGATAACTCTTCAACAGAAGCCCATAAATCTTCTATACCTTGAGACATACCTTTTAGATGTGTAGTAGTAAACTCATTCTTTTCAATGATAGTTATTGCGTTGTTATGTTTAGCATTGTGTATTCTAGCCTCCCAAGCCTTAACACTTATCTCAGGATGTTCTGCGTGTAATTTTCTAGATAAACTACTAGCAGTACCTTCCCAAGATTTAGGAATAAAGTTATCTAGTTTACTAGCCTTACCATAGAATGTTTCAGGTACTTCATCGGAAAAATCTTTTCTAAAGGTCCGTACCTGCCAACGCCAAGCCTCTGTTGACTTATCATCATAAACACTACTCAGATACCTAGCAAATGCTGTATCTGAACCTAATTCATGCCAGTCTTCTTGGTGTTTTCGTATTATCTGCAATTCGGATGGTTTCATGCTTGAGCCCCTTCCCATATACCGTACTAAGAAAGGGATGCCTTATTAACTTTAATTGTTTTTGTTGTTTTTAATTAATTCAGAAAGATTACTTTAGACCAGTATAACGATTTTTTAATTCTTTTTATACTCTATAAGGTATTTTAGTAAAAGGGGGTAGTATAAATCTCTAAATGTCTTATAGAGTAATGAAAGAATAAAATAAACGCTGTACTGAAAGCAAGTAATTTGTATTTATTAATTTTGACAACAAAAAGAATAAAAACATACATTCAACTAAAGAGTGATATATCGAAGTGATTTGTTGTTGAATAATGGATGATGCCACACTTGCTGTAATGGCAAGGTTAGATTTAGTAAGAGATGATGTTTCAGATATTAAAACCGTATTAAGAGAACAACAGAAGGAACATTCAACTCACGGATTAAGATTGAGTGAAGTCGAAACTTCACTTGGCGTAGTTAAAAACAACCAAGAAAAGATACTAGATGGTCCTGTTTACAGTTTAGACCGGTTTATTACCAAGAGAGTAGCACAAACTACTGGTGGTATGGGTATGATATTGTTTATTATTTATCAAATGCTTTAGCGAAAGGATGATAAGGCATTGACAATCTCTAGCAAATATGGGATTATTCGACAGAATACTCGGAAGAACGGAAAATATCTCCGAAAAAAGTGAAATAAACATCGCAAGCGGATGGGCTAACGCACGAAGGGCTGATTCTAGCGAAAATCCTTTACTTCTTGCGGCTGCTGCTGGTCTTAGCGATATTATGAGCCAAAGCAACCGTTTGAGAGCAAATACTAATTTTACTACTGACTTTGATATATATGATTCAATGTTAGAGTTAGACCCTGAATTGAACGGTGCTGTACGTGCAGTATCTTTAACTGCGAACAATTACGAAATAAACTATAAAACTGCTAAGAATGCTAAACTAAGAGAAGGTATAAGGATGTTAGTCGAAGAAACAATAGACTTTGATGATATACTTATTAACGGTATGAGAAACTTGATGGTGTACGGTAATGACATGAGTAAACTTGTTGGTAGGACAGGAGTAGGTATAACACAGGTTCAATCATTACCTATATCACAAATGACAATAACTGATGGTAGGCCGAGTACAGAACAAACAGATAGGATGAACCCAATTGTCGAAGCAACCACATATATTATCAGAGAAGGAGATTCAACAGAGGAACAATTCAATGCTGATGAGATTTTACATATTAGGATAGATTATAGAAGCAATTGGTTCTTAGATTCTGAAAACAGAGAGACTTATGGTATTTGGGGAGCATCTAGGTTTTCTTCGTTAAAACAAGCAATAAGAGCAAAATATAACACATTGAACAACAGAATGGCTTTGGAAGAGTCAATGACTAAGCAGTTTATAACCATTAACAGTTCTGCCATTGAACACATAAGCGACCCTGATGAACAAAGAGCAAGACTTACTTTTATCATGGATGAGGTAGTAAAAACCTTAGAATCCCTTAGAGGAGACCAAGTACCTATATTCCCTGATTATATAGAAATACACCATACTGATACTAGAAACACTATACCTGACAATACATCATTCTTAGATACTGTAAATGCAGACATAGCGGCTGTACTACAAGTCCCAAGAGTAGCAGCAGGGCAGGAAAGAGGTTCCACGTTTGCGGCTACATATAACGCTAACGTGTGGGCTACTACTGCAATTAAGAGACTACAAGGAATATTAGCCCAATCAATCCAAGATATGTTTTCAAAACATTTAGAATTGATGGGTATAGAACACCAAATGAAAGATATACCTAAATTAGAGTTTTCTCCAGTCGAGGATGAATCTCCTAGTGTGCGTATGCAAAGGTCTGTATTAGGCTATAATTCAGGTTTGTTAACATTAAACCAAGCGTTAGAAGTAATAGGAGAACCTGATATTGGAACATCAGGAGATATTAGAAAGGATGAGGAAGGTGGCGCACCTACTGGTAGGCTACCAAGAAGAGATTCACAACCCGGAGTTGAAGATACAACACCGGATATAGAAGAGGAAGAGGTTGAGGAGCCAGCACAAGATGACTTGGAGACAACTGAATGAATCAATATGAGACAGATATAATATTGTTAATAAGTATATATGGTGGGTTATTTATGTTAGGTTTGCTAGGGGCTAAGTTGATAAATCAAAGACCTCCTGTAAAGAGTGTGGTACAGATGAAAATGACTAATCCTAATGAAACTCTTATGTTGACTTTTGGTATGGGTGTAGTTATGGCTTGGGTTGTCATAGCGGCAACAGCATCATACTTTAGTATTGTTGAACAAAGAGATATATCAGATTCACAACTTACAGTTATAGGACTATTAGGTGGTCCGGCACTACTTATTATAACAAGTGTACTAGATTTATTCAAAGGTAAAGAAAGTGCTAAAATAGCAGTTTTACCTGACAGGCTTTCAGCCGATGTTCAAGCAACTGACGCTGAAAAGACACACGTAAGACTGTTGGAAGAGTTTAAAATGAAGCATGACCTAGAAATGGAAAAGATGCAAAAACAACACACTTTAGATATGGAAGCATACCAAATTACCAACGGCAAGGTAAAGGATGCAAGAAAGTAATGAATTACGAAGGACATCCTATCTTTGTGTTTTTTCTTAAACTAATAGGTGTGGTGGTATAATGTTTGAGTACAATGCAGAAATATTACGTGTAGTTGATGGTGATACTGTTGACGTTAGAGTTGATTTGGGTTTTAAAGTCCATTTTAACGTAAGAGTTAGACTACATGGTATAAATGCTCCTGAATCCCGTACTAGAGATTTAGAAGAAAAGAAATTAGGTCTAGCCGCTAAAGAGAGATTAGACCAACTATTAGAAAACAAAGACATAGTTTTAAAGTCGCATGGTGTAGGTAAGTTTGGTCGTTGTTTAGGAACCTTGTATGCAAATAAAACCAACGTCAACGCACAGTTGATAAGTGAGGGTCATGCTACCGAATACTATGGCGGCAAGAGGTGAGGATGTTGACAGCAGAGGAAGCAGAGTCAATAATAGAAACAATTAATGATAGAGCGCAAGAATTAAGGTCTTTAATCATTACCCTCGCATCTATCATAGCGATAGTAATGCCCGGAATGGAAGCAGTAGGTATTCTAGACCTTACACCATACGGTGATGGAGATGACGAATGGGTTACTGATGATGATTGGGAAATGGGTGATGACTTTACTTGTGGAGATGGTTCAGTAATACAAAACTCTTTAGTTAATGATGGATACAAAAACTGCCGAGATGGTTCTGATGAGCCCGATGATAATTCATTTACTAATGGGAATAACGATACCGTCATTGTGCGACCCGAAGGTTGCACCGACCCTGATGCTTTGAATTATGATTCAGAAGCAGAAGAGGATGATGGTTCGTGCGAATACGAAGAAGAACCGGAAGAAACATACGGATGTACTGATGATACAGCAACTAACTATGACCCATATGCAGATTATGACGATGGTTCGTGCGAATATAGAGAAGGACAGCCATGCGACCCTGAAATGTATGATGCTTACTTTGAATACAATAATACTACTATAACATTCATTTGGGATGCTGATTTGGCTTGTGATAACGAACCACATAACTTAACGGTCATTTGGACTGTTTATGAAAACGAATCAGGCAACTGGACTAAAATACAACCGGAATTAACATACGAAACATATTACCAAGATTGGGATTATGTTAATGTAAGTGCTGGTGGGTTAGTAAAAGGTAAATACGATATACACGCTACATTTGAAATACATGGTGATTATACTAGGGCGGTTGACTGGTATGCTGTGGATGTTCAATAATGATTGATTTCTGTTGTTTTATGATGGGGTTGTTTATCCTAGCGTTTATGTTCATTAATCCCGATAAACTACCTTAAGTTTCATAAAGTTGATAAGTTAGTGGAATACTGCGACAATCATGGGTTGCGGATGTGGCTGTGGTGGCGAACAGATAGCCTATGAAAACTGGGAAGAAACGGAAGCAACTGCGGCAGAATATCAAGGCCGAAAAGTAACACTCAACAAACCTTTTAGAACAAAGGGTGCTAGTAAGAAGTTTGGTGTCTATACTAAGAATGAAAAGGGTAATGTTGTTTTAGTTAGATTTGGAGACCCAAATATGGAAATCAAAAGAGATGACCCTAAAAGAAGAAAGGCATTCCGTGATAGACATAACTGTTCAGAACCCGGACCTAAATGGAAGGCTAAATATTGGTCTTGCAGACAATGGAGAAGTGGCAATAAAGTGGAAGCAAAAATGGAAGATTACATATTTATGGATGAACAAGGAGCAATCAAGAAATCAGAAGAAATTGGTTTTGATGGAGAAACACATACAAGTACAACAGCAGACGGAGGAACATTATATTTCCCTGCTAAAACCGAAGAAGAGTTTATTGAATGGTACAGGAAGAACGACCCTGATGCTGAACAAGAATTAGAGGCTAAAGATAAAGATGACCCTTGTACGCAGGGGTACGAACAATACGGTACTAAAATGAAAGATGGAAGAAGAGTACCTAATTGTATACCAATTAAGAAAGAGGCTCAAGAAGAAGGAGATGATGTATACCGTACTCCTGATGAAGCAAGAGAGAGGGCAAAGGAATTAGGTTGTTCCTCTATACATACACATACACACGAAGATGGTACTAAATTGTATATGCCTTGTGAAAGTATGGAAGCATATCAAGAAAAGAAAAACGGAAGTGAAGCAAATTACAATAATGCTCCTTCTTGTCCTCCGGGCAAAAAGATGCAAGATGGTAAGTGTGTTGAAGTCGCTGTAACATTGGAAATAGAAATAGATGAAATAGCAACCAGTATAGAAGCATCAACAGGTTCAACATTAGTACACATGAAAGGTACTGCATTCCACGAAGGATATAACAAAAACAATTGGCAGATAACTAATAAGTTAGCAGAAATGGTAGCAGTAAATATGGTTGGTGCTGATGTTACACTAAATCATCCTAGTATCAAGAATGGTAGGTTCACACGTAATATGACCGGTGGTATTGATGAAGCAGTAGTAGGTTATGTATCGGATGCTTATGTAATTTATAGTGGCTCATCTTGGGAAGTTAAGTTTGCTGCTGATATAGTAAGAGAAGAATTGTTTTCAAGTTTAGAATCAGGTCTTTGGCTTAGAGAAGGATATGGAGTATCAATAGGTGGTACAGGTATTCCTGATGCGGCAGAAGAAGATGACAACGGAAGAAGTATGATTACATTCTCTTCTAATTTTCAATTCGACCATTTAGCCATAGTACACAATCCAGCATACGGCAGAGCCAAAATTGATTCTGTTGAACGTAAAGAGGTTGAATTATCCGCTACGGTTATATATGACTCTGACAATGGATTAAAACATCCGAAAGGAGAAGTGAATATTATGAGCGAATCAGACAACACTAATACACAAGATAATTCCGCAGAAATGGAAGCACTTAGAGCAGAAAAGATTTTGCTTGAGGCCCAAGTAGCGGAGTTTGAGAACGAAAAGGCTATGAAAGCAGAAGCAGAGAGAACAACCCTTGTTGAAAAGGCATCATCTCTAGGTATGAAAGGACATGATGACCTTTCATCTGCAACACTAACTGGATTAATTGCATCATGGAATGCAACACACCCAGTAGTGGAAGAAAAAGTAGTTGAGATGAAACCAGTAGGTGCATCCATAGACGAAGAAGCAGTTGCTACAATAACAACTGTTGAATCAAAAGAAGTAGTTGCTAACTACTTTAACCAAGAGCGCATTGAAACACCAGTTGATGTTTACTCAAAAGCATACAACACATGGGTTAGCGCATGGAACAGAACACTCACACCGGCTGAGACTCAATTTAGGGCTAAGTCATATGAGACCATTAGAGGTGATAACTGATGCTATACGAAGGAAAAACCCCAAGAAATATTGAACTAGAAGATGCAACTGTTGTTTACGGAGCAGGAAAAATACTAAAGGCTGGCTCAACAGCAAATCACGCTGACTTGAGTTCAAACGCTTCCGTTGCTATGGGAATCACAGTAGCATCCTCAAGCCGTGAAGGAGCAGACAACGCTCTTGATACAGCAGGAGCAACAGTTTCATACATTCCATTAGGCGGAGTAGTTATGGTACAATGTGATGCTTCTTCAACATTTAACTTTGGAGCAACAGTTTACATCGGAGCAAACGGACTTGCTTCTCACTCTTCATCATCCAGTAAGAAAATCTTAGGACTTTACGTTGGAGATTCAGCACACGCAGCAACAGCACTTTCCGCACCACTTTCCGGTGATACAGCATCTTTAACAGAGGGTGTTATGGTCGCTGTGGATACGCATGGGGCGGCAATTGCTTAAGGAGATGATTAGATATGGTAAAGACATTAGACGAAATATTAAACGTAAAAGCGGATGCAGGACCTTTTGGTCCCGGTAATGCAGTTATGGAGCAAACTCTCCGTGATTTCATCCAACTACAATCAACAATGATTGCTGTTGGTACACAAATAGTAGGTGTAAGGACTGTTGACTGGTTAACATTTAAATGGTATACTGGTGTGGATGGTACTTTCACATACCCATTAGACGACAACGCAGTTGTTGACCCAACACACATTGGTACACAATCCTACGAGGCTAACCTTTTGAAAGGACAAGGTAGGACTGTCTTCCTAGACAGCACACTACTACGTGGAGAAAACTTTGAGACTATGGATAGACAACAATTGGCTATCGTTAGAAACAGAGCAGATGTTATTGACGACTTAATCCTTGAGAAATTACTTGCTGGAGCAGGTCAATCAATTGCAGTTGCAGCAGGAAGCGAATGGGATACAGCATCAGAAGATGCAGAATCTAACATCCTATCCGCTATGGATAAGATTTTTGAGAATGGTCGAGTAAGCGGTGATGAACCTCTTGCTATGATAGTACCAGCAAAACTAAGAAGCGTTTTGCTTAACACAACACTATACGGAAACGTAGTTGAATCCCTATCAGACCACTTGGCTAGAATCGCTAACCTACGTGTATACTTTAGCAGAAATGCTAGACTTGCAGATACAGCACTATTACTAGTGCCGGGCGCAGAAACAGCAGAGTTCTTACAGTACAACGGTGCTGGTTTCATGGAAACAGAATTAACTAGACTCCCCGGAGTAGGTTATGACTGGATTCTAACTGGCTACATGGGTTGCGTAATCCACGAACACCAAGATGGCGCAGCAGCAGGTAAGAATAACCGTATCTGTAAACTAACTAACATAAGTGCTTAGGCATAGTTAGTTAATTACAGGTGATTAAATGGTTAACAGAACGGATAGAAACCTATCCTTCTGTTTTCTATGCGGTTGCGGATGCTTTATGGAGTGATTAAGATGAATGAGTTTTTATTGGGTTATGCTGAAAGAAGACTAGGTAGGTCTTTGAGTGATGCGCATAAAGAAGAAATAAAACATTTTACTCTTCGTAGGCAAGTAAGAGATTGGGCTATTGCTACTAAAGCAAAGCCTGTCTCTAAACCTGTTGTTAAAACAGAGCCAAAAAAGATTAACAAACCTAAAAAGGTTATTAGTAAGAAGGAGAGTGTGAAAGTTGAGCAGAGCGTCATTAACAGCAAAATTAAGGAAGAAAAAGATACCAGTACCGAGTGAGCCTACACTTGCTAATTTACAGCATAGGCTTGATAATTGGGAACAAGGAGATGGATGGTTAGTCCGTCTTATACGAAGACCTAGAAGAAACGGTCCACAAAACAAACTTACTAAGGGATTTACTTATTGGATTCCAAACGGTGATTTTGCTAGACAAATCGTTAAATCAGGCGAAGTGTTTATGTTAGGCCGTACTCCTGTTGCACCTAAAGATGCGGTGTTTCTTGACATCCCCATCAATTACAACAGAGAGGAAGAAGAATGACAATATCGGTATCCACTAGCCAAGTAAGAGATTTACTTAATAGGCCAAGAGGTTTAACCGAAGGAACAATTACAGAATATATTTCAATGAGAACAAACCAAGTAAACAAAGTATCTAGAAATACAGATTACAACGTAGGAGATAGTGCGGTAAGTGATGACAATAAATCAGATGCAATAAAATATTTAGTTTGTTGTGATTGTTTAAGGGTTTTAATAGATACTGCTCCTATGTACGTTCCCGAAAACGAGTTTAGACAACAGGATATACGCTTGCGAACACAGTTAGTAACTATGCAAAAACAAGCAGACTCACTCCTAGCACTCATAGCGGAAGAAGGCGGTACAGCATTCTATACGACACAGAGTAGCACTAGGATTGAATAAGTATGACGGTTTATTATTGGCTAGGAACTACTAATCAAACTGGAAGCACACTTTCTAATTGGAATACAGCCGCTAATGGTAGTGGTTCTGCACCGGCTGATTTAGCAACACTAAAAGCAGGTCAATTGCATTTTACAGGTGCAAACGCAATAGATTGTGATTTTAATATAGATGACTCTGATGGTATACATATTGCTGCTGATTGGATTAAGGCAGATGGTACTGCTGCTGTATTTTCTCCTATAACTACTACAACTAATCATTTAGTATTGAAAGGAGGTATTTGGAAACCTACTACTAGTGTTGTTATAACAATAGATGGGGCTAATACATTAGGTACAAGCAACGGTACATTAGTTGAGTTTGGTGATGGGTTTACTTGGAATACAGGCACTAGAGCAATAACTACCTTTAATTTAGTTAATGGAACAGGAAGTGATATACCTTTTGATGATGGTATTTATCCTATTACTACACTAACAAGTGGTAATTTTAAGGTTAGTTATGTAAGTACAGTAAGTACTCATGGTAAAGTGGATTTTTATTCTCTTGTTGTGAATAGCAACGCTAATTTTGCTCCTATAACTGGTGCTAATCATAATATTAATGATAAAAATAAAAAGTTTTACTTAGCAACCGATTCACTAGCAATAGCAAGTAGTACGTTTTATTGTGGTTCTTCACAATGGACTTTTCAAGGTAAAACAACTGGTTTCTTTGAGATTCCTAGCAACGGTAATTTAGCAACCTATGGTAGCAACGGACAGTTTAATTGTGATATTCGTTCAATAACTATTGACTCTAGTGCTAATGGTGTAGGCTCTAAAGCAAGAATATGTAAAGGAGCAGAATTAAACTTAAATTATCTAAAAATAGAATCAGGTGCTATTTTAACTTCAACAAATGGAGGTAAGATATATTGTTCTTCTGCACCTAACATAGAAGGTAGTTGGGGTTTTAAACAAACATCAGATGGGGTATTTATCCCGCACGATGATGAGTTGGTATTAGGTATAGGTCATGGAGGTACTGGTACTACTACATTAGGTACTTCAAATCAAGTATTAAGAGTAAATGCTGCGAGAACCGGAGTTGAATGGGCTACTGTTACAAGTGGTGGACCAACAGGTTCGACTGGACCAAGTGGACCGGCAGGACCTTCGGGTCCTAGTGGTTCTCAAGGAGATGCTGGTCCTGCGGGTCCAACAGGGGCAGCCGGACCTACGGGACCCACAGGTGCTACTGGACCTACCGGTCCTACCGGAGCAAACTCAACGGTTGCTGGACCTAGTGGTCCCACAGGCCCAACAGGTCCTACTGGTTCAACCGGTCCTGCGGGTCCGACCGGACCTAGTGGTGCTGATGGTTCAGATGGTGCAACAGGGCCTACTGGTCCAAGTGGACCTAGTGGACCAACCGGAGCAACAGGACCTAGTGGTCCTACTGGTGCTGCGGGTTCAGATTCAACAGTAGCAGGGCCTACTGGTCCAACCGGAGCAACGGGTCCTAGTGGACCTGCTGGACCAACTGGAGCAAGTGGAGTTGCTGGTGCTGCTGGACCAACCGGACCTGCCGGTGCTAAAGGAGATGATGGAGATACAGGACCCACAGGTCCTACTGGGCCTACTGGTAGTACTGGTTTAACAGGTCCTACTGGTCCTGCCGGTGCAGATTCAACTGTTGCTGGTCCCGAAGGTCCTACTGGTCCTACTGGTGCTACTGGACCTACTGGTCCAGCAGGAGCAACTGGAGATGATGGTCCAACGGGGCCTACTGGTATTACTGGTTCAACTGGTCCTACGGGACCTACGGGTTCTGCCGGAGCAACCGGACCAACTGGTGCAACAGGACCTAGTGGTCCTACTGGTCCTACTGGTGTTAAGGGTGATGATGGAGCAACAGGGCCTACTGGTCCAACCGGAGCAGATTCAACAGTAGCGGGTCCTCAAGGCCCAACCGGTCCAACAGGAGCCGTTGGTCCGACAGGACCTAGTGGTCCTCAAGGAGATGATGGAGATACTGGTCTTACTGGTCCTACTGGTTCGACAGGTCCTACTGGCCCAACAGGTTCAACTGGTCCTGCGGGACCTACTGGAAATACAGGCCCTACCGGTGTTAGCGGTCCTGCTGGAGCAGATGGAGCCGCAGGTCCCACAGGACCTACTGGTCCGACAGGCGCAGATTCGACAGTAGCCGGACCTACTGGTCCGACAGGTCCGACAGGTTCAACTGGTCCGACAGGTTCAACTGGTCCTAGTGGACCAACTGGTTCAGATGGTAATACAGGTCCTACCGGTCCTACCGGAGCCGCAGGTCCTACTGGCCCTACTGGACCAGCAGGTGTTAAGGGAGATGATGGAGATACTGGACTTACTGGACCAACAGGACCTACCGGAGCCGCAGGTCCTAGTGGAGCAACAGGACCGGCAGGAGCAGATTCAACTGTTGCAGGACCAACAGGACCAACAGGACCTACTGGAGTAGCAGGTCCGACAGGGCCTACTGGTTTAACTGGTCCTACTGGACCACAAGGAGATACTGGTTCCGCAGGTTCAACTGGAGCAGCAGGACCTACTGGACCTACCGGTGTAGCAGGTAGTGTTGGAAATACAGGTCCCACAGGACCTACTGGACCTAGTGGTCCTACTGGTAGTACAGGAAGTACAGGACCTACTGGTCCTACGGGTGCTGATTCCACTATTGCAGGTCCTTTGGGACCTACTGGTCCTACTGGTTCATCAGGACCTACTGGTTCTAGTGGACCGACAGGTCCTACTGGAAGTTTAGGCCCTGCGGGGCCAACGGGTCCTAGTGGGCCGACAGGTCCTACTGGCCCACCAGTAGGGGAAGGGTTATCAGTCATAGACATAGGTCCATTAGTATCGGATGGAACTGTCTATTCAACCGTTGTTTTCGGTAGTATAGACACAAGTTAGATATAACAAATACATATTAGAAGGAGCAGAGAGAGAGATGAGTTTAAGTCAGAGTAAAAATCTATTAACAGGTACACAAGCAGAGCGAATCGGTGTAACACCCGATGGCGCACAAATGTTTCGTGATACTACTACTGGAGCAGTTTTTGTTGGGGATGGAAGTACTCTTGGAGGACATACAATAGATGTCAGACCAACAATAGAAAAAACAGACCATTATACTTGTACTAGGGAAGATGAAGGAAGATTAATTATTGCTAATAAAGGCAGTAGTATGACAATTACGATTCCTGCTAACTCTAGTGTTCCTTACCCTGTTAACTTAACAGAAATAAGAATATTCAACAAAGGTAGTGGTGTCGTAACATTATCAGGCGCATTAGGAGTTTCTATAACTGGTGAAACAAGTTTAACTCAAAATAATAAAGCCTTTATTAGAAAGACAGGCACTAACACATGGGTTATAATTTTATCACAAGGTACTACTGGTTCTGCTGGCCCATCAGGTCCTACTGGACCTACCGGACCAAGTGGTCCTAGTGGTAGTACTGGTGTTGCTGGTCCTACTGGTGGTACTGGTCCTGAAGGTCCTACTGGACCTGTCGGTAGTACAGGAAGTGCAGGTCCTACTGGACCTACTGGCCCTAGCGGTCCTACTGGACCTCAAGGTAATTTTGGTGGTGCTTCTTTTAAATATGATTTTTCAACTACTGTAAGTAGGTCAGACCCCGGAGCAGGTAAATTAAGACTTAACAATAATACACAAAATGCTAGTACTGGTATCTATATAGATGATTCAGATTTAGACGGCACAGACATTCAAACATTTATGAGAACAATAGATGACTCAACATCCACCATTAAAGGTCATGTTAAATTAACAAAACTTGATGATACATCTAAGTTTTTAATGATGACTATAACATCGTTAACAGAAGAAAGTGGTTTCTTTGATATTACTGTAAGTGTAGTTGATTCTTCTGCTAGTAATCCTTTTGTTAATGGTGATGATTTAATAATAACATTTGCTAGAACCGGAGATAAAGGAGATACTGGTTCAACTGGACCAACAGGTCCGACAGGAGCATTGGGTAATGCAGGACCCGCAGGTCCGACAGGAGCAGATGGACCTACTGGTCCCGCAGGTTCAACCGGACCGGCAGGACCAACTGGACCTCAAGGTGCTAGTGGACCAACTGGACCCGAAGGCCCAACAGGTAGTACTGGTAGTGCAGGACCAACTGGACCGACTGGTCCTTCGGGACCAACTGGACCTTCGGGAGCAGATGGTTCGGATGGAGCAGATTCAACCGTAGCAGGACCAACAGGTCCCGCAGGTGCTACTGGTCCTACTGGGGCAGCAGGTTCAACAGGACCGGCAGGGCCAATAGGTTCAACAGGCCCAACAGGAAGTCAAGGACCCACAGGTCCAGCAGGACCTTCGGGAGCAGATGGTTCAGATGGTAATACAGGCCCAAGTGGACCTACCGGTCCAACGGGACCTAGTGGTCCTGCTGGTAGTACAGGTCCTACTGGTAATACAGGCCCTACTGGTAATTTTGGAGGAGCGTCATTTAAGTATGATTTTTCATCAACTACAACTAATTCAGACCCCGGATTAGGAAAAGTTAGATTAGGTAGTAGTACCCAAAACACATCCACTAATATATATCTAGATGATTCTGATTTAGATGCTACTGATATACAATCCTTTATGAGAACAATAGACGATTCCACATCCACTATTAAAGGACATCTTAAGATTAGTAAATATGATGATAACTCTAAGTTTATTATGTTTACTATATCATCACTTTCAGAAGAAACAGGTTATTTTAACATAACTGTAAGTCCTGTTGATTCTTCATCTGCTAGTCCTTTCTTAAATGGTAATGACGTTGCTTTAACATTTGCTAGAACCGGAGATAAAGGAGATACTGGTTCAACTGGTCCGGCGGGAGCAACAGGCCCTAGTGGTCCAACAGGAGCAGCAGGTCCTACTGGGTTAACTGGTTCAACTGGTCCGGCAGGAGCAGACGGAAGTGATGGTTCCACAGGACCTACTGGACCTAGTGGTCCAACAGGACCAACAGGTTCAACCGGAGTTGCAGGACCAACTGGTCCAGCAGGAGCGCAAGGTCCGGCAGGTCCAACAGGACCAACAGGCCCTACTGGTTCAGATGGAGCAGATTCAACCGTAGCAGGTCCGACAGGTCCAGCAGGTAGTACCGGTCCAACTGGACTTACTGGTTCTGATGGTTCTTTTGGTGGTGCTACATTTGTTTATGATTTTTCAACAAGTACTGCTAACGCAGACCCCGGAAGTGGATTTTTAAGATTAAACAATTCCACTCAGAATGCAGCAACTAATATCTATATTGATGATAATGATATAGATGGTAAAGATATTCAATCATACATGAGAACAATAGATGATTCAACATCAACAATAAAAGGCCATGTTAAAATTAGTAAGAAAACTGATAATGCAGAGTTTGTTTTATTTACAATATCAGCACTAAGCGAAGCAACCGGTTATTTTGTTATTACCGTTGCTCCCGTTGCTTCATCTGCAACTTCTCCTTTTTCTAGCAACGATGACCTTTATGTTACGTTTGCCCGTACAGGAGATAAAGGAGATACCGGAGTAGCAGGTCCGACAGGCCCTACCGGTCCGTCAGGACCAACAGGTCCCGCAGGTTCAGATGGTTCTGATGGTAATACAGGACCTAGTGGAGCAGCAGGTCCTACGGGACCAGCAGGTCCATCAGGCCCGACTGGAGGGGATGGACCAACAGGTTCATCAGGTTCAACAGGACCAACCGGAGCAACAGGTCCCGCAGGTGCAGCAGGACCAACAGGTCCAGCAGGTTCAGATGGTAATACAGGTCCTACCGGACCAACGGGACCAACAGGTCCATCAGGTTCAACAGGCTCTAGCGGTACTGCTGGTGCTACTTGGACTTCTAGTAGTAGTACTCCTACTGGTGGTTCTGATGGAGATTTTCATTTAAACACTTCAAATGATAAAGTATACAAAAAGAGTAGTGGTGCTTGGAGTGAAATTACAGATTTAACTGGTTCAACTGGTCCAAGTGGCCCAACAGGCCCATCAGGACCGACAGGTCCAACGGGTCCTGCTGGAGCAGACGGTTCAGACGGTAGTGCAGGTTCAACAGGTCCAGCAGGACCTCAAGGTTCAACAGGTCCGGCAGGTCCTACTGGACCGGCAGGTAGTGATGGTAATGATGGTGGTACAGGACCAACAGGTCCTACTGGTGCAGCAGGTCCTACCGGACCTACTGGTCCTAGTGGCGCAGCAGGTTCAGACGGAAGTGCAGGACCAACGGGTCCAACAGGTCCTACCGGACCTAGTGGAGCAGCAGGAGCAGACGGAAGTGATGGTGGTACAGGACCAACAGGACCAACAGGACCAACTGGTGCAGGGGGAGTTGCTGGTGCTACTTGGACTTCTAGCAACACAACGCCGACAGGCGGTAGCAACGGAGATTTCCACCTAAATACTAGCAACGATAAAATATACAAAAAGGCTAGTGGTTCTTGGGGTGAAATAGCAGACATAACTGGTACAACAGGACCGACAGGACCGACAGGCCCTACCGGACCAACAGGACCGGCGGGTTCTGATGGCTCGGATGGTTCAGATGGTGGTACAGGTCCTACTGGTCCTACTGGCCCAAGTGGTCCAGCAGGTAGTGATGGTTCAGATGGTGGTACAGGTCCTACTGGTCCAAGTGGTCCAGCAGGTAGCGCAGGACCTCAAGGTACAACAGGTAGTGCGGGACCAACAGGTCCTACCGGACCTACCGGTCCAACAGGGCCTACGGGTCCAGCAGGTAGTACAGGACCCGAAGGTCTAGTATGGAAAGGGACTTGGGCTACTTCAACTGCTTATGTAGTGGATGATGCAGTCTATTATACAACCGATGAATCCTCTTATATTTGTATTCAAGCACACACTTCATCCGGTTCTATATTACCAACTAACACATCTTATTGGAATGTTCTTGCTGCACAGGGAGATACAGGTCCTACGGGGCCTACTGGACCTACTGGCCCAACGGGGCCTACTGGTCCTGCTGGCTCTGATGGTTCTGATGGTTCAGACGGAGCAACAGGTCCTACTGGACCTACTGGTTCAACAGGTCCTACCGGACCAACAGGTCCCGCAGGTTCAGATGGTTCTGATGGTTCAGATGGTTCAGATGGTTCAACGGGACCTGCTGGTGCTGCTGCTGGATTTGGTACACCAACTGCTAGTACAGGACCAATAGGTATTACTTCTAGTGGACCTAGTACTGCAAAGATATTCGCATTTTCTATACCTGCTGGAGCAACAGGTTCAACGGGACCTGCTGGTGCTGCTGGTGCTGCTGGTGCAACATGGACTTCTTCTAATACTACTCCTAGTGGCGGTAGCAACGGCGACTTCCACTATAATACCTCTAATGATAAGATATACAAAAAAGCATCAGGCTCATGGGGTGAAATTGCTGATATAACTGGAGATACCGGAGCAACAGGCCCAACTGGTCCTACTGGACCAACAGGCCCAACTGGTCCTACGGGACCCGCAGGTTCCGATGGTTCTGATGGTAATACAGGCCCAACTGGTCCTACTGGTCCTACTGGTCCTACCGGACCTGCTGGTAGTGATGGTTCAGATGGTTCAGATGGTTCAGATGGTAGTACAGGTCCGGCAGGGACAGCAGCAGGATTTGGTACACCGACAGTAGCAACAGGACCAGCAGGTTCAAGTGCTAGTATAGGTTCAAGTGGTCCTAATACTGCAAAGGTATTTGCTTTTACTATCCCAAGAGGAAATACTGGAGCAACAGGACCTACGGGTCCTACCGGCCCTACTGGTTCTCAAGGTACAGTAGGAGTTGATGGTCCAGCAGGACCTACCGGCCCGACAGGTCCTACGGGTCCAACAGGACCAACAGGTAATACAGGAGGAGCAGGAGCAGCAGCAGGATTCGGTACGCCGACAGTAGGTAGTGGTCCTTTAGCAATTGGTTCTAGCGGCCCTGATACTGCAAAGGTATTTGCCTTTACTATTCCTCCGGGCGCAACAGGACCTCAAGGTGCTGATGGTCCCGCAGGACCTACCGGTCCTACTGGGCCTACTGGTCCAACAGGACCTACTGGAGCAACTGGACCTACCGGACCTACTGGTCCAGCAGGTAGTGATGGTTCAGATGGTAATGATGGGTCAGATGGTTCTGATGGTTCAGACGGACCAACAGGACCTACGGGTCCGGCGGGAGCAAGCGGTTCAATAAACTCTTTTGATGATGTAATCGCTAATATTACTAATTTCACAGATAGTATTATAATATCTCCCGATGGGGCAGCCCCGCCGACAGGAACACTAAGTAGTGCATCAGGAAATGTAGGTATCGGTAAAGATGTATTAGGTGGAATAACAAGTGCTGATTATAGCGTAGGTATTGGTGCTTATGCTTTGGATGCGTCATCATTATCCGGCAAAGGTAATGTAGGTATTGGTGGATGGGCCGGTTCTGATATAAGTAGCGGTCAATATAACGTAGCAGTAGGTTATTTAACTGCCGGTTTTACTACCGGAAGCAATAACATAGGACTTGGTTATAGAGCGCATAGATACACTACAACAACTTCAGAAAATATCGCTATTGGAGATTTATCACAAGAAGGTACTAGTGGTAATGGTAGTGGTGGTGGTAATGTTTCAGTAGGACATCAAACTCTTCAGGGTATAGCCGGAGGTTATCATAATACGGCAATAGGACATGATTCGGGTATGGCGGTAAGTAGCGGTCAAAGAAATACAGGTCTTGGTGCAAACTCTTTGAGGGCAGTAAATACGGGCCATTATAACATCGGTATTGGGACCTACGCAGGTGATAATATTACTAGCGGAACAGGAAATGTTGTAATTGGTAGGGCAGATGTAGCCGATGCAACCGCAAACAGACAACTATCAATAAGTGCGGGAGACAACACTACCCCTGTTTGGATTACGGGCAATTCAGCCGGTGTAGTGAATATTCCCGGTTCTTTAACCGTAGCAGGTTCACCAGTAGGAGCAACTGGACCGACTGGTCCAACAGGACCTACTGGACCGACTGGCCCAACAGGGCCGGCAGGAGCAGACGGTAATGATGGTTCAGACGGTGGTGCAGGTCCAGCAGGAGCATCAGCAGGGTTTGGAACCCCAACAGTTGGTAGTGGACCTTTAGCAATAGCATCTAGTGGACCAAATACGGCTAAAGTGTTTGCTTTTACAATTCCTCCCGGAGCAACTGGACCAACTGGACCTACTGGCCCTACTGGCCCAACAGGTCCTACCGGACCCGCAGGACCAGCCGGTGCTGATGGGTCAGACGGTAGCGACGGTTCGGATGGTAGCACAGGACCGACTGGTCCCGCCGCAGGGTTTGGCACACCAACAGTAGGCTCAGGTCCTTTGGCTATTGCTTCAAGCGGTCCTAACACAGCAAAAGTATTTGCGTTTACTATACCTAGTGGTGCTACCGGTCCGACTGGGCCGACTGGTCCCACAGGTCCTACTGGACCGGCTGGTGCAGACGGAAATGATGGCGGAACAGGACCGACAGGTGCCGCAGGTGGATTTGGAACACCTACTGTAAGTAGTGGTCCTTTAGCCATAGCATCTAGTGGACCTAACACAGCAAAAGTTTTTGCCTTTACAATTCCATCCGGTTCAACCGGACCTACCGGCCCAACAGGACCTACTGGTCCAACAGGACCTACTGGTCCAACAGGGCCAGCAGGAGCAGACGGTGATGATGGAAGTAATGGTGGGACTGGTCCTACTGGTCCTACTGGACCCGCAGGTGGAACAGGACCGACAGGACCCGCAGGTGGAACAGGACCGACAGGACCGACAGGACCTAGTGGTTCTGTCTCCGCACCTACTGTTTATTCGGCTTCGACTACTTATTCGGCGGGGGATGTCGTTCTTTACGCAGGTGCAACTTACATAGCGAATGCGAGTGCGGTTAATAATGCCCCCGACGTTTCTTCAAGATGGACTTTATTCGCATCTCCGGGTAGGATGTTAATAGTCGCAGAATGGAACGACCAATATTATAGTGCATCACTTAGAAATGGTTGGAGATGGTCTTTTGGTGCAGGTATCAATAACGTAAATAATACTGATTCATCAACAAACCCAATGGGAACAATTTTGCCTATTGCTTGCAGACTAAAAAAGATAGAATGGTTTGTCGGTAATGTAGGTGCAGAAACAGGCTCAACTTCATTTATTCATAAGATTACAAAGAATGGTTTGGATTTGGGTGCAACATATTCATGGAGTTCATCAGGAAGCGGCGGTAATTCTTATACAAGAAGTGCTTCACCGGATGTTGATTTTGCCGCAGGTGATAGTTTTAACCTACGCTTGACAAGTCCTACAAGTTATGGCGGCACAAATCAGATAGGTAGGCTAAGAGCCACATTTTACTTTGAAGTAAGGGAGAACTGATATTATGGCTAGAAACTTTAAGGATACAGCAACCGCAGAAAAAGCACTAAAACAAACGCAACGAGAATGGTTGAAAAGAATAGAAAACGCATACGGTGAAAACTATTATGACTCTTTATCTGATTCAGAAAAAACCGAATTAGATACATTTAGAACGGCTATGAAAAACTTATCTTCTATTAGTACCAAATCATCATTTCACAATGACGGGGTTTTCCCTAGTATTCCATCATGGTTTGATTATGGAGAATTAGAAGAAGCGCAGGGTGTATCAAGGGCAACAGCAGGTCCTACTGGACCAACGGGACCTACTGGTCCAACGGGACCTACCGGACCAAGTGGAAGTAATGGTTCTGCTGGACCAACAGGTCCTACGGGGCCAACAGGTCCTAGTGGAAGCGGTGGCGGCGGTGGTTTCCCTGTCAATCTCGATGGTAAAGTGGATACTACAATTTTAAAGTGGGAAGCAGATACTAGAGCCGGAACAATCAAAATAACATACGCCAACGGAATGTCTGCAACGATAACAGGCGTTATTGGTGGTTAGTAAAGTTTATTAAGAAACAATTTTAGTCATATATATGAGAGAGCATCCGGCTTGGATAATGTGGGAAGGCGCATTATCAGATGAAATATGTGATTATATTATTGAAAGTGGTTTAACTTTATTACCAAATAAAGCATCAACCTTTAAAGGTGGAGATGACCCTAATAGAAAAACACAAGTTAGATGGATTCAAAAAGAAGCCTTTCCTGATATTTTAGATATAGTTGATAAGTTTGCTAGTGATGCAAATGAACATTTTAAATTAGATATTGATAGTATAGATTATTTACAGTTTACAGAATACAAAGATGTAGGACATTTTTATGGCGACCATCACGATGTTGATTGGGATAGGGCAGATGGAAGACATAGAAAGATTTCTATTGTAGTACAGTTATCAGACCCTAAAGAATACACAGGAGGAGATTTTACATTTATGACAACACAAAGTCCCGACCCTATAACGGTTAAGAAACGGGGTACAGTAATAGCATTTGTATCATACTACGACCATGCTGTATCTCCTATCCTTTCAGGTAGCAGAACCAGTTTAGTAGGATGGTATGAAGGTCCGAGGTGGAAGTAGTGAGAGAAGGAAAAATAGTATACCAACCCCCTGAAAAATGTTACACTAGGGTATCAATTGAAGAAACACCATACGGTTATAAAATATACAGAGAGGGAGACAGTAATCACTTTACAGTTATCCCTCATTCAGCAGTCAAAGAAATCCAATACAGAGGAGGTGAGTAAGATAGAAATATATGGAATAGAATTACAAGTTTGGTTAGCATTAGGTGGAGCAGTTGCGGCTGCTAGTATTTGGGCTTTAAAGAAGTATCAAAAACTAAATGCAGACGGTAAAATTACACTTGATGAAATAATCGGAGCAATCGAAGAAGGCGAAGAGTATGCAGACAAGATAGTTGAATCAGCAGAAGACCTAAGCAAAGCACTAAAGTCTAAGAAAAAAGCAGAATTAGTTGTTATTGCAGAAGAAAAAGGACTTGCTACTACTGGAACAAAAGCCGATTTAATCGAGCGTATAACTTCCGGTGAAGAGTAAATGACTGTTGAAGAATACGACCAACAAGGTATCGTATTTACAATAATAGTTATAGGACTTATAGCAACGGCTTCTCAGCCTATTAAACCCTCTTTTTTCTTTATGACGGAAGAATGTTGGTGGGCGGAAGGAGAAATAACAGGTAAGGAATACGAAACATACTTGACAAAAACGGATTATTTTATCCTTTTTAATGGTACATTCGATAACGAAACAGACTTCGATGGAAGGGTTTATGTTCCTCTCTATTTGTATATTACATTACCCATAGGGTATAAAATAGAGGGTGAAGAGTTTTGCGAAACACAGACGTTGAGGGAGTGGATTCAAAACGGGAATATAACGGTCAACTTCAAAGACTAGAGTGGAGAGTGTATCAATTGGAAGAAAAAACAATACAAATACATACTATTTTAGAAAGAATAGAGAATAATAATTTAGTTAGGTATGACCGACAAATTGATAGGTCAGCGACTTTAATGAATAGAATAGTGTGGGCTATTAGGCTCTGCGCTGTATGCTTTATGGTAGGTGTTTTTTTATGAGTTATTATTGTTCTAATTCCGATGTAGGCCAAAGATTAGGTTTAGATTCAGCCCAAAGAAGCAGAGCATCTAGTAGGCTTACTAGTGCTATAAGAAGGGCTACAATAGATATAGACCAATGTTTTAGAGATTATGGAAGAAATGCACCTAGTAGGGAAATAGGAGAAACAACATTAAACGGAGCATTAGAAGCCGGTGCTACTAGTGTAGTACTTACAGACGGAGGTTCCTTTGCCAGTAGTGGTAATGGAAATGTCGATGGAGATTCATTTAAATGGACCGGTAAATCCACTCATACTTTAACTGGTGTTAGTGGTATTTCAGGAGACCATTTGTCAGGAGTAATAGTACAAGAAGGAGAGTTTGCTCATGTTCTTAGAGAAATATGTGCTGATTTAGCATCGTCTTATTATTATGAAGACGAATCTGTATTTCAACAGGGTGGTCTAAAGGAAGGTGGTTTGAGAACAAATACTCTTCGTAAAAGAGGTAATGAAAACTTATACCGTTTAGCCCATCTTGGAAGTGTTGATTAATGCCGTCAATAAAACAAATGGCTCCTTACAAACGCAGAAGTGCCGGTGCCAACATGGGCTCCTCTGTTCAAATTAGTGTAGGTTATTATGATAGAGGATTGATAAAGGCTATGGAAAACATAGAGATGGAGATAAATCATAAAAATTGGTTAGGTCTTGAAATACAAGGTTATCTTAAATCCCAAGTTATACCTGCGGCCCAAGAAGAATTAAAAAAGAAAGACCCTAGTACTTATGATAAAGTTTTACCAGCAACTAGAAAGTTTAAACAAAGTAAAAGTATATACAGAAGAGTAGCAGAATCATTAGATGCACAAATAACAGCAGAAGGTGTTGTTATGGCCGGTTCTGCGCCCTTTCCTCATGGGGTAGCAGGTTCAAGACAAGATGCAGGTACTAAAAAGACTATTGCACAAGTAGTAAAGCGTGGTATGAGACCTTTTGTGTATAAGAAAAAGAAAAGACTAACATCATTACCCCCTATTGTAAGGTCCTCAATATCCTATGGTAATATGAAAAGAAGTGCAGGAGAGATACCTTATAGTGTAAGCAGTTCTTTACCTATGTCATTAAAAGGTAAACACCCCGGATTTACAGGAAGACAACGATTTGATTATACTGCTTTTATGGAGAAAATGATAAGAGAAGAGTTTAAAACACAATGGATGCCTAGAAGATTAGAGTTTTTGGGTGAAGTATACGGATTCAAAAGGAAGGCTTAACATGGGAATATCAGATAAAACACATTACTGGACTAGTAGGACTAACTTAAGCGACCCAACAACCCCTGCCGGTTCAAACAATATAGCATGGGCTTTAGATGCAGGAGATAGTGGGGATGGTGTTGCTAATAATAACAACTGGAGAGTATCTAGTGGTTCAGGCGGCCAAAGATGGAAAGTTAGCGCAGGTAGTAATAATTCGTTGGTTGCTAGTTTTGTTTACGTTGCTAAACCTAATACTGATGAAGTAGTTATGTCAATAGATAATGGTACTCATAGAGCAGATGTTAAAATAGCAAGTAGTAATTCACAAATAAAATTAGTGGGTGATAGTACTGCAACTAAATCCGATTTAGATTTAGACGTAAGTGAAGATATGTCTGTACCAGTATTATTACGATTAACACTAGATAGCAACGGCGTTGCTAAATTATACTTTGATGAAATAATAGAAGATGATGATGCAAATACACATTATCTTTCGGTAACAGCCGCTTCATCCACATCTGCTGGTATATACTGGGGCAATACTACTGGTACTATGGATTGGGAAATAGTTTATTGTACTACGCAAGGTGCTTACTCCCCTGATGAAATGGATATAAGCGATTTTGTTACTACGTCTTTTATACGAACCGGTTTAGCCGTAGTGCAGACATTAAAAGCATCTAAGAGATTTCATTTGAAAAACCATATACATCCATCTGCAATAGTATACGGGTATGATTTATCCAGTAATATGGTAAGTAGGATTTCTTTACCTAGTATACACGTAGTAATAACAAATACCACTTCTCCCCAATTTAATACATTATCAGGTAGTAATACAGAACAAGATTATTCTATTGATTTATATGCAACTACTAGAGGTACTGATTACAAAAACGCTTACAGATTAGGATTATCTATTGTAGGAGAATGCTTTGATGAATTGTATACTAAGACAGGTCTAGAAGGCGGAGTTGATTCTTTAATAGGCTATAATTTAACCTTTGATACTAAGATGGATGAAGATGAAATAGTCTGCATACACCATCTTAATCTCACATACATGAAACGAGTTAATATGACACGTAGGGAAATCTAAGCAACGGTTAAATACCACAGGCATAGTGAGTTAGTTTAGAGGCAACGACATGACAACATTCGCAAGCAGATATGTAAGTATGGCAAAGGAGGCTACATTTGGTACTCCAATAACAACGGCAACAGCCTTTGGTGAGGTTGATGACGAAGGATTCCAAGAGTCATTTGATGTTCTTACTAGAGGAGATATGAACAGGTATGGAGCAAGTAAAGCACTTGACTCAAAACATTATGCCGATGGTTCTTTTTCAATGCCTTTACAACCTGATAGGTTTACAATGATGTGCCTACACGGTCTTTTTGGTACACATACCCCCGGAGGAACAGCCGGAACAAACGATACTCTAACAGAATTAGCAGATTCATCTTCCGCTAATCTCCCATCCTATACTTTCTTAATAGGAAGAGATGAACACGCATATACTTACGCAGGTCAAGTTATTGAAGGATGTTCAATAAGTGCATCTGTTGGGGAGTATGCTATGATTTCATTTACTACAACAGGAATGAAATCTCAATTTAACCTTAGCAACGGAGCAACTATTAGTGTTGGTTCAACAGCCCTAGCAACACCTACTTATGATTACACAGGAGACGCAGCACACTTCGTTGGTGCTTTCGTTAACTTTGAAGATGTTGCTTCAACTACTGCTTACTCTAAATTAGTACAGAGTATTTCAGTCGATATTAAAACTAACAGAGATTTAGATAACGCATATAACTTGGGTGATTCATGTATTAGCAGAGTACCGCCATTAGGTATGAGAGAAATAAGTGGTACAATTACTTTCCATAAGGGTGTTCTAGCAGCAGATACATCAGCAGGTACAGACGAACCTGATTATATGAGTTTAATATCAGGAGAATTAATTAACGGAAGTGCTTCTAATCCAGCATTATCTGTTCTTTTCTATGTTGCAGCAGGAGATTATATCCGCTTAGATTTACACAAACTACATTACGAAGCCCCACAAACTAGCGTAAGTGGAAGAGATAGTCAAACAATGTCAGTAAACTTCATGGCCTTGTACGATGAGACAGAGACAGAAATGGCTAAGATAACCTTTAGTTCTTCGTCAACAGCGTTCACAGGCGGCGCAAAAGTTGACTTGGATGCTTGAGGTGATTAAATGGGAGCCATAACTGCGTCAGCAAACGTATCAGTCAATACTATTATTGGCTCACATACTGGTTTGGGAGCAAGTGTACAAGCCTTTTTAAGAACATTATCAGATGGTGATATTATACACGATATTACTATCGTTAAAAAAGCAGCAGGTAATAACTATATTGCGTATATAACGTATGAGACATGAGATAGAGAATAGAATAGAGTAGTAAAGAAGTGAAGAAATATGCCAGTATTAGAAAAAGAAATTGAATTAGAAGACGGAAGTAAAATCTTGGTACGACAAGTATCAGGATTAGAACGATTAGAGATTGATTCTAAACAAGCAAAAGTGTTTAGAAGCATGAGAGACTTTGGTGCTAATCCTATGGATTGGACCACAGAACAACAGCAAGAGTTTGCTGATAAGTTAGACGAGGCTGGTTGCGGTCCTACCGCACAGATGGCTGCTTGGATTCCCAATTGTATTGTTTCGGAGGGATTTGACGCTAATGATTTGACAATGGGCGAATTGCAGACTGTACTACGTTTTATACGTGGTGATGAAGTCGAAGAGGGTGCTGTCCCTTTATCGAGTTCCTGATGGTTGCACCTGCGCTCTGCTCAACTTTCAAAGGCATAACTCCGAGCGAATTGCGGTTGAGGTATGCGGAGCAAGGAGGGCGTTATATGATGGATATAGATTTAATGGTAGCGTCAGAAATCAGCGAAAGAATAAATGAACAACAAGATTCTGCATCACCAGCCGCTTCATCTAGGAAGGCTACTCAAGCCGTTGCTAAGAGAAATCAACGCAGGGCTCTTATGTTAGACCAACAAGGTTTAGGAGAAGCGTTAAATGACGCATTCGGCAATACTGGAAGTGATTAGTAATGGCATCCCGTACCGGCTCGGCAAGAGTATTCTTTGAGGTTGTTGGTTCTTTCCAAGCAGAAAAACTGTTGAAGGATACACAAGCCACTTCAACTGTAATGCAAGCAATTATGCTTGACGCTTTTGGTGGTGTGTTTGAGTCTGTTCAATTTGCTTTTGAAGGTATAAGTGAATTGTTCCAAGAACAAATAGATTCGTTTTATGAGTTTGAAGAACAAATGATTCAAGTAAGAAAGTTTTATCAAGGTTCAGAAGAAGATGTTCAGTTTTTCGCAGACGCATCTAAGCGTCTTGGTGAGACTTTTGCGTTTACTGGTGCAGAAGCATTATCAGCAGCAGCAAACATGGCGCAGATGCAAACAGTACTAGGTAGTAAAGAAGCGGTTATTGCTGGTACAGAGATGGGTCTTCTCTTTGCTGAAATAGGTAATATGGAAACACAAGAGGCTATGAAGAAACTTACTAGCCTTATGCAACAGACACAGTTTGCTATGGGTGGTTTAACAAAGGCTCAATACGACCAATTAGACGCTCAAGAACAAGCAAATGTTGTTCGTGGTAATACCATGAGAGTACTAGACCAACTTAACACTATTGAAAACTCAAGCGTTGCTACAATGCAGGACATGACTTTCGTATTGAACCAGTTTGCAGCACAGGGTAATTTGGCCGGAGAAACAATGGGTAGTATGGGTGCTTTAGCCGCTATGCTACTAGAGGCTGGTGAAGAAACTAGCAGAGCCGGTACTGGTTTAAGAATGATGTTCTCTAGAATAGCGGTTGACGGAGGAGATGCTTCCGAAGCATTAGCCGCAGTTATCCCTGAATTAGATGCACAAACAATATCTATGATGTCTTTAACAGACATAATAAAAGCATTGGTTCCACACTATAAAGAATTAGATAACATAGAAAAGATACGTCTTACACAAGCCGTTGCTGGAAATAGACATTACGTCAAATTACAGAAGTTGCTAGAAAACCATGATAGGTTGCTACAAATGAATGAAATGGCTTATGCTGGTAATTATAGTGCAGCAGATGAGTTTAACAACAGACAACAATCCTCTGTATTCGTAATTGATAGGGCTAATGCTGCTATTGAAAATATGAGAGTAACGGTAGGTGAAAACTTAACAGATGCTTATGTACGTTCTTTGGCTCCGCAATATTATTTCTTACAAGGATTACAAAAGATTACAGACGAAAGTAATGAGTTTATGGGTGTAGCCTATGGTTCAAGAATGAATACAGCCATAAGTAATGTTATGTTTTTGGCTGAAACAATGAAACAATTAGAAGTCCCTATTAATATGGCTATGGGTTTCGGTAATATATTTATATCTATGAAGACTTTTGCTGTTTTAATGAAACAAATGCACCAAGCAGAAAAGGTACATACAGAAGCATTCCATAGAAGAATATTCATACAAGAACAATCATCCGCATTACAAAATAAGTTTGCTCATAAAGAAATAAAAAATATGGCAACCATGCAAGAAAGAGAATTAGACGTAATGGATACAAAAATAAAGTCTAAAAGTTTAGATAAAGCACGTATGGCGGGTTCTATTAAGCAACACGAAAAAAGTATTTCATTAATATTAGAAGAACATAGAGCCATAGGTACTTTAGATAATGGAAGGAAGATTCAAAAAAGCAACGAAATGATGTTAGAAGTTGAGGCTAGAAGGGCAAAAATGGTAACGCATAATGCAGATATGCGACAGGCAGAAGCAGAGATTCAAGCCCTAACGCAAATAAGAGCCAATAGAGAAGCATATCAACAAAACCAATTGAATTACTTCCAAGTCGAAGCAGGATTTAGAGCCCAACAACAAAAAGACCAAAAAAACTTTTTAAGTCATGTTCAAAGAGAAAATGATTATTTAGCAAGTCATATAGTTATATTTAGAGAATTAACATCAGCAGAATTAGCACACTTGGCTGTTAGAGTAAATAATTTAAATGCTTCGATAAGAACAAACCAACTTATGCTTTCAGAAATGAGAATGAGATTACAGTTAGGAGAATTAAATGAGGAAGAAAAGAGAGACTTAGAAGAACAAATAGCAATAAAAGAAAGACATATTTCAACAATAGGTAGGACAATAACACAAATTGAAGGGTTAGTAAATGCTAACACACAATTAGGTGCTAGACAAGAAATAATAAGCAGACAATTAGGTGGTTTATCAGTCTATATGCAAAAATACAAAGGAGATTTAACTACTGCTGGAATAGCACAGAAATATTTTAGAGATGCTGTAACACAAACAAGATATAATTTATTCCAAGCAGAAGGAGCCATGAAATCCTTTATGTCAACTACTACACTAGGTATGTCTAGTATTTTAGGTATTTTTATGTTGTTTACAGACAACACAGACCTTATGGCTGCTTCTATGATAGGATTAGCAACGGTAAATATGGCTCTCACAGCCGCTACTTGGGCTTATTCTTTGAGTCTTGAAGGTGCTACATTAAGTACAATTTTATTTCAAGCGGTTGCTACTGCCGGAACATCACTTGCTTTAGCAGCAGTAGCATTAGCAGCAGGATATGTTCTTTGGGATACATTCAAACCGGATAAAAACTTTGAAGATAGTATGAATGCTATAACAGATTTGAATAATGGTTTAGGAGACTTAGAATCTGTTATGACCGATTTATCCAAAAAAGGAGAAACAGGTATTGATTCATTACTTGGAAGTTCAACCTACAATCAAATTAGAAACGATGCACAATTAGCAGCACAATCAGTTGATATTTTAAATACTAAAGTAAATGAATTAACTGCTATAATAAAATATCATAATGATAATAAAGAAAGTCCTGAATTACAAAAATATAGTGATGCAGAAATAAAAGCATTAGAAACTAAACTTGGTTATTATCAACAATTAAATAAAGAAGTAAGTACAATAGATGATGCACATAAGTCTTTGGCTAACACATTACAAAGAGAAGAAAATGCTATGAATCAATTTCATGGTATAACAAGTAATGTTACTAGAAGTAATTTAACTTATAGTGATATGACAAATCCTCTTAATTTTAGTATGCAACTAAATGCTGGTTATATGCAGCATCAGGCTGCTTTGTACCAAGCGGGAGTATTACAGGGAGAAGAATTAAATCAATATTTAGATGCTTATAGTAGTATAGGAGAAGAAGCCGGATATAGGATAGTAGGTTTAGATACAACATACGCAACAGCAGAAGAAAGAAACGAAGAATTGAATAGATTAAATAACGAGTTGGCTAGTGATACAATGGAAATAGGAGACCATATATCAGAATACTATGAACGTATATTAGTGAATGTAGGTGGCGCAGCAGCAAGTATGTCTAGTGATGTAGGTACTGCACTTGCAGATGTTGGTTCCTTTGCTAACGCTAGAGAAGAATTGTTCTTTGGTAATCAAGCAAACTTTCAAGGTTCTATATACAAGAAAATTACACAAGGCGGTGTCGAAAGTCTATTACATAGAGTCGAAATAATGCAAACCAATGTGTTCAACGGTGTTACGATAGAAGAAGCAATAGATAGAGTATCAGATGGAGTAATGATGAACCTAAGAGCGCAAGGTGTACCTATATGAGAACCACAACAGACGATATAAACGTGTGGCTTACGGGCTACTATGATGATTTTCAATCCTGTAAGTCAATAGCAGATGATTTAAATGCTGCTAACGCTACATCAACAGACCATACTATTACTCATCATGGTAATCCTATGAACGGAGAAGCATTTAACAATCCTACTTTTCGTTATTCATTTGCTGATAGAGCGCAATATACTTCTTATTTAGTAGGTAGTGATTTTTTTAGTTCAGCGCAATTGTTTACTACTACTTCACCATCATTAAAAAACGAAGGACATCATCAATGGTTGACGTTAGATTTAATTAGAAATAATAAATATGATTGGGAAGGTAGGGCTCAACTACAATATCCTGATTCTAGAAGAGGTACTAGGCAAAGATTTAGTGGAGCAGCAGGAGATTCGTATGAAGCGTTTGTAAACGCACATGATACAAGAGGTGTGTACTATGCACCATTAAGTACTATTGATGCTACCGCAGGTAGGTCTAGAGTGTACGCTAGTAACGCAGCAGATAATGATGGTGATATGTACGAAGGTGCTGGTTCGCATATACGTGTGGATGTCGAGGGGCAGTATGGTACTAAGTCAATATCCTTAGCAGGAGTATTGATGGGAGAACAAATGAATACTTCTTCTTCTAGTAGGGGAACGTCAACTAAAAACTTATATCCCCTAAAGTCTCCAGCAGGTAAACCTTTCTTGGTTTCTAAATTATTTGGTAATAGTACTGGTAGGCATAGAATACTAAACTACGATGGACCTATGCAATTTGTAGGTTTAGGTGATACATTTAATATGAGAATTGCTTGTCATGCTATGGGAGGTTGGGCTGATGCTAGATATACTCTTAATTTAGGATATAAGAAAGCAGATGGATTCAATAAAAGTAATCAAACATTTGGTAGCAACCCGTTGCTATCAATAGATATTTCCACTAGCCACTTAAATTATAATAGTGGAAATTATTTAGAAATAGATAATTATACTGCATCCGATAACAACGACCAATGGACTGATATAGATGTTGTATTAGATTTTTCCGCTAATACATACAAAGCATATGCAGATGGTACATTAGTTAGCAACGGTGCATTTAGCAACAATTGGTCTGCTGGTGATATATATGGTTGGTCTCTTGATGTGAATTGCGCTGGAGCCATGAGTAAAAACGTAGGTATGATTACTTGTATAGATAGAGCAGCACTATATATCCCGGTAGGAGATGCAATACAAGATACTAATTATACTCCTATTAATACATTAACTATCAATAAACAAATAAATGCTTTATCATCTGTACAGTTAGTTATATCTGATGATGATAATAGATACGGATTAACCAGTTTAATATCTTCGGAAGGCTTTACAGAATGGGATATGTTAATTTTTAGAGATAATTTAGATAGACCTATATTTTGGGGTACTATAAGTAGTATGGCTCATACACAAAACCCAAAACAACAAACATTAGAAACCTTGTTTGTTGCTGATGAAAAGTATGCGTTGCTAGATAGACAAATACCAGTATGGGAAACAGGTCAATCTGCCTTCCTGTCAAGAGAAGGACATTTATCACTAAATACACAAATAGAAAAGAATTATAATTTAGTAAAAAATATGGAAGATGTATTAAACACAGGGACTAAAAAACTTACTTTTAATAACTCCACTATTGGTTTTGAAGACTCTGATTTTACTACATTAGACAACCAAAGAACATCTTTAGGTTCTTCACATCCAATTCAAATGTATATTAACGAAGATGTTAATGGTCCTAATAACGCAGAAAAAGAATGGGATGGTTATGATTCTCCTAAGTATATGTTAACAGATGCTAGATTTATTTTTACTCCTACTACAAGTTTTACTTATTTTGCTATTGATAGCAACGCACACTTAGTTGGCTCTAGTGGTGTATCTGCTTCTGATACTATAATGACAACTTTTGGTAATCTTTTAGGTACTAAGACTTTTACGGTTTCAACAATAACAAGTATGAGTAGGAGTGGGGATGCTCCTGATGAAACACCTACTTCTTATAAATTATTGAAAGTTGCTAATCCGGCTAACTTAGGTTTACTACATTCTAATTCTAGATTATGTACTCAATATCAATTACTATATACTGATAAGGTTCATAGTAGTAAAAAGACACTTAGGTTTACTACTGTTAGCGCACATAATTTAGTATTAGGTAGTAAAATATTATTCGGTTCTGTTATTAATCCTAGTAGCAACAACGAACCAGTATCACAGGCATTTTTATTTGATGGAGGAAGATATAGAATAATAGGTGTACCTTCCACTACTACTTTTGATATTGAAGTTACTAATATGAATATTACAGATACCACAGCACAAAACTTTGGTGCTGCTGGATATAGATTACCTATAATAAACGAAAGTTATGCACTTACTTATGGAGTATCGGATAATAACCTACACATAGTAGGTAAACACCAAACAGATTATTATACCGCTAAAAAAGGAGGGTATTATAGAAACGTACATACAAGATGGATGCGTGATATATCAGAATCGCTTTGGTTCAAATCAAAGTTTGCTGTTATATCTAAAACTTGCCATCACTCGGCAGGTAAAAATACAATAATAAATAATCCCGTTGCTCCTACACTTGCTAGTACATACTCACAAGATACTGCTACATTTACTGGTATATCTTCTTTTACCACATCTAGTACAACACTTAGTTGTGATGACCCTGCAATATGGTATTACAATGTAGTTTTAGGAAAGCCGGGTATTTTAGATGTTATAGACCCTATTACTAAAAGAAGAGATACTGTATTGTTTGACGGTACTACAACTCCCAGTACGGCTTCTTTATCCTATATACAATTAAATAGCGGTGCTGGTGTTAGTATTGAAGGTAGTGCTTGGAAAAACGGATTTCAAGTTAGCAACGATACAATTAATATATGGGATATTGTGGTACATACTGGTTTTGATAATCCACATTTAAATGGTGTTTTTCAAGTTAGTGGTATTTATACACAAACAGGTGGTGTAACAAAATATGTTGCTGTAAGAATAACAGGGTTTGATACTAAAGTAAATAATACTTCTAATGTTATTACATCTTGGTTCAATGACCCTGATGATATGTGGCCTCTTATTACTAGGAATAGTGTTGTAACAGGTGTAGGTATTGGTAATTATGCTGTGTATGAATACACAAATAAAATATCTTCTCCAACAACATCAAATGCTAGTTATAATATAAGTGAGTTTACTTCTTCAACAGGTAGTATATACTTTGGTAGTTTTAATATACAAAATGTAAAAGGGCAACGAACAGATTGGACTTCCGGTGATTTCCTATACAGATACAGAGAAATAGATGAAAGCAACGGCTATAAACATATATGGTTGCTATGGTCTGATATGAGAAATGACGGCAACGCAGATGCTAATGATGGAAATAATGTAAGTGATTTTGGACTTATGTTGCCTACTACTTCTAACTATAATATAGACCTCGTATTTTCAGACCAGTTTGATGAAGATAATGACAATACACCATTCACTAGTTTAAAGATAGGTGAAGAAGTGGATATATGGAATGTGGATGCTGATGCAGAACCATATAGTGGTAGTGATTGGTCTGACCTAACAAATGGTTCTGATACATCTAAAATAGCAGAATTGATAACAGGTGGTAGTAATCCTTATTCCGATTGGAAAAATAAAGGTGGGTCGTTTTTAGTTATAGATGCTAGCAGGTTCTTTAATATGAATACCGAAGCAACCAATGGAAGACCGGGGTATGAAGTAGGTGGTCTTGCTCACTTTGATGATTATGACATTCCTATTGCTGGTAAACCATATCTTTTAGATAATTATTGGATGCGAGCCGTTGCTAGTTATCAAAACACCGGTACTAGTTTAGATAATACTACAACATCTAATATAGCAAACCATCCTAATCAATTTAACTTTTTAAATGATGCTACACTATTTGATGGTGATAGTATAATAGTGGACCAAACAAGTTTGGCTTTACAAGATACTACACATTTTGATTTAGGTAGCGTGGATGGTTATGGTGTAATTGTAGCAGAAACAGGAAAAGAAAGACATTTATTTGCTTTGAGATGGAATGGAGTTTCAGGTAATACATTAACTAATGTATATATTGCAGGTTATCCTGATATGAATGTTGACCCTGCAAGTATTAGGCAGTTTTTAGATGATTCAAGTAGTGAATGGAGTTTAGGAAGCAGAGCAAATATACAAGTAAAAGACCCTGCTAATACTACAACAGAAGGATATGATAGTGTTGTTGTATACAATACACCAGCCGCTTTGTATGGATTTAGGTTGCTAATGAGTATAGATGGTTATGTATCTGATAAAAATAGTGGTACATACTACGATAGTGATAAAATTAGAATGCTACAAAATACAGCGTTGCTAAATACATGGACTAGAAACACACACTTACCTTGTATTGCAGATATTAATAATGTACCTTTAACTAACAATATGACTACTACACAAGTAGCACATACTGGTACTGACTTTGAAGACTTTGGTACTATTACTGATATTAGAAATAATACTTTCCAAAAAGGAATAGATTCAATAAGAAGAAATAGTGGTACTGGTTCTAGTGGTACTAATAAGATTTTTTCTAGAGTTGTTGGTAGGGATGGTATGTATGATTATAGACCTTCATTTAATTCTAATTTAACACTAACAAGAAATAATATAAAAAATGCTAATATGAAGTTAGATGCAACAGGCATAGTTACCAACATTAGAGCGTATTACGATGGTAATAAAGCGTTTGTTGATTATCCCGAAGTAAGTAATAATTCAGAGGCTAGATGGAAGATATTAGATTTATCTGCTGTAAGAAGTAAAGATGAAGCATTGGCTTTGGCAAAGAAAGAATATGATGTAAGAAGGTCAAGTGCTATGTCTGTTGATGTGATGTTAATAGGCGAAGGAACAGAAAAAGACCCTTATCTTGCTAATGCTAAATATGGTTATATTGCTGACCCTGCTGTTGTTACATTAGAGATAAATAATAAAGAAAAGTATGCTTGTTCTTGGTCTTCATTGTATGGTGGTATACCATATCCGGGGATGTGTAATGCTATGGATGGTATTAGTAGGAGTGATAAAAATAACGCTATTCGTACTGCTATATTTAATGATAGAACAACGCCATTATCACAAAACCTTGTTATACTTGGTTGTTCAGAAGCAGCAGGTGGAAATGGTGGATTAAGATGGACTCAAGGTACTTTAGATTTAGATTGGAGTAAAACACATGGCGGTAGTGTAACTGGTACGTTTAACGTACCTGACCCTAGTGTATCAGGCTTTGGTAATATTACTAGTGGTAGTGATAAGATAACATTTTATTATCCAGCAAATATGGATAGTATTAGTAATGCTAACGCACAAATAGAATATATTAACACATTCCCTGCAAAAGATTACTATACTAACTATGGTGCAAAAAGTATTAGTCATGCTATGCAAATAGTACATATACCTAAATCAACTCCTAGTGTTAGTACTAACTGGGGTTCTGAAATTAGATTTTGTATTAGTGTTGCTAGTGGGACTAATGCTGATGACGCAGAGTTTACTATTCACGCAATAGATTATTTGTTTGCTAATACAGGTAGTGTATCTCAATTTACAGCAACATATAAATCTAATTCTTCTGTTTTAGTAAATGGTAATGGTTTTTATGAATTAGCATTTCCTTCCACTTATGGAGCAACTGCTGGTGCTAAAATGATTATATCTGTAAATACAGATTATTTAAGAGCAATACTTAGGACTAGATGCGGAGACCAAATAAAAAATGCTAGCAACATTCCGGGTCTTAGTACATTTAGTAGTGTTGATTCTAAGTCTTTATTCCCATTAGGTATGAGAATAGATATAACAGAGGGAGGTATATCTAATGAAAGAGTTGCGTGGTATGCACCTAGATTAAATGTTGTAAACGATGTTAATTACTATCCAGCAACCAACCTAACTATAACAGATAGTCATATAGATTTATCATCTCAAAGTATGATAATAACTGGAGTACAGTATAACAAAGTAAGACAAAATACACCTAGTCTTACGCTTACATTAGAAAGAAACGAGGCAAGATATAAGAAAACATTAGCGTCTTTATTTGCAGATGCTAAACCAACAGGAGGAGTACAAGATGGAGAAGGACAACAACACTACACACCATCTAGTCCTCAAGGTCAAGGTACTGTTTCTCCAAATAAAGAAGGTGGAATGAGAGATAAAGGTATTGAATTAAAGACTTTGAGCCTTACTACTATGTCTAGACTATCCGGTGCAACTGAGTTTAAAACAGATGTTGGAAGTGCTGATGCTGAGTGGGGTGTTATAGGACAGAAAAAGATAGCAAACACTAGTACAGCAGATACTAGTATTGATGGTTTTGATGCAATTATTACTGGTAGTGGTAGTGTTAATTGTAGTGATGGGTTTGTATTTCCCGGCACATATATAGATAGTGATGGAGCCGCTAGAACCGGTGTATCACACGAACAATCATTTTTAGTAAGAGTACCTAGTGATTCAATAGATAATTTTGTAGTATTAAAAGCACAGGCTACTTTAGATGGAACAAAACAAACTGCTAATCAAAGTGCTGTTCTTACAATAAAGGTTGAGTCGGAGGATAATACTAATTTTGGTAGCAACACAATCACTATCGGTTCAACTTTAACAGATAGAAAAGAATACATATTGTTTTCACAAAAAGTTAAAGGTGCTGTTGCTGGTAGCAACCTAAAGGTTACTATAACTAGAAATCCGGGTTTAGGAACCGACACAGCATCTTATAGAGCATTAAGATTACATAATATATCTTTATCAACTAGAAGGGCTACAAACCCTTCTAAATCTAGTGCTAAAGCATTTAAGCCTTATTGATAATCTTCTCTTACAGATATTATTCTTTCAGCCGTTGGGTTGCTAATACCTTTTACTTTAGTTAATGATTTTTTATTATTCTTTTTTAATAATATATTTCTTAAAGAACCAAACTCTTTTAGCAACGCATGAGCAGATTCTAATGAAACACCCGGAATTGTTGCTAGCATTACAGCCCTATAATCTTCAGAAAAGTTTCCACTTCTTCGCATCTTTTTATCTGCTGCTATTGCATTATTAACTGCTAATTTAGTATGAGATGTTATTATCCATTGAACATAGTCTTCCATAGTAGCAAACTCAATATATCTAATTTTAGGAAATCTAGCATACATATTCATTTTGAAATTACGAATAACCCCTTTCATCTTCATTATCTCTTGAGCAACCACTTTCTTACTTGTCCTACCTCTAAAGAAAGGCTTGAGTTGTGTACCATATACTGCTAAGATAGGATATTCGTAAGCATCACAAAGGTCTGCTAGTTGTTGTGTTAGGTTTCTATTACGACCTATACCTAGTATAGTACGGTATAAATCATTTATTTCTTTGGCTTCGATACCCCAAGAACCTATAACATAATCACCAGTTGACAGTCTTTTGACCTTTCCTTTACCGTTGCTTTCTGTATCAGCATCTCCTAACCTTCCTAGTAAAGAGTGGATGAGTGCAGGGTTCTCCCTGTCATCTATATACACTACCACGTACACCGATTAATCAGTTGCTTCATAAAAGGTTCTAATTACCGCAATACCAACATCCGTTGCCATCACATAGATTATTTTTCTTAAACCAAGCCGGTGAAGGGTATCGTTTGTACCTCATTAACGATTTAACAGCCTTCCTAGTTATACTAGGTTTGTAATCGGACCAATCCAAAGTACCTATAAATGAACATATTTCATCCTCTATACTTTGTGTTTGTTCTCTTGTCAAATCTTCGGGGTCTGCATACCATCTTAGTGATGCGGCCATGTGTTGACCCAACGCTACCCTAACATGATGCGGTGGATTAGAGACTTGTATAGCACGTTCTAAACACGTAGGTAGGGGTACAGTAGTGGCTAACGGTTCCGTGTCCGTAGGGAGGCTTGTGGAGCCTTTAAGAGTGGATTCTATGACCTTCTTATTGTCTCTATACCATTCTGTAAGACTAAATCTTGGGCCTAGTGGTATACCACTAAAAGGATTTAAATGACTTAGAGAAGGGTCCGGTCTTTTTGGTATTCTATAATCGAAAGGTCGCATAGCAAATGCTCTAGCATCAATACTCACAGCCCATCTATTTCTTTTAGGATTGTATGTATCCGGTACTCTCGCTAATTTTTCAGGATAACCTACCCCATCTAAAGATAGCAACCCACTAGCCATACTTTTTTCATAAGTATCCAACCTACCAGCCCATTCTCTTCCTATGACTGGTCTATCGAAGAATTGATGAACATGGAAGCCCCTGCCGGTAGCAACGCATCGAACATCCCCTTCTAGTCTATTGATTAAAATAGCAACATCACTTTTCACTTGGTCCATAGTTATGTCATTCATAACATCAAAATCCCACCATGCTCTATCCATAATTGCTGAATCGTAATCGACCTTTCTATCTGTAATCATATTATCAAAAGCATAAAGACTAGTATAAGTCGATGATAAGTTTTTCAATCTAGAAACGTATTTTGTAAAATCCTCTTCTGTTAAACACAACGCTCTCTTCAACCCTATTTGTCTAGGGAAACTTAGCAACTGCATCATTATAACACCCTTGTATTTACTACGCCACTATGACCGCATACAGCACAAGTAGCAACTGTAATTTCCAATGTAGGTTTATCCACATCTCCAGTTACTTGAACATACGTTTCAAACTCACCTAAAATATCACTATCACATTCTTCACATATCATCATTAAAAGACACTCCTGCTACTTCTTCTTCACATGACATGACATAGGAACACCATTGAGGGCATCTCCAATCATCCCAATTCATACCCCATTCTTCGTTTCTAATCCTCTCAAGGAATGACTCAAAGCGGGAATTAAATGATGAGACACTTCTCATATTAACCTTTTCAACAAGGGTTATACCTGCATCCTCCCCGACCCAAACTGTCTTGTTTTTTTGTGATTGTAGGGACCTCAATAGTTTTTCACTTGTAGCATCAGGAAGAACATATATGAATCTAGTTGCTACCTCTCCATCCATATCTTCTATAACCATACGATAGAAACATAATTCCTTTCTTGTTTTTGTAATCTTACCTGCGTTGCTATTTCCTGTCTTCAATTCTAATATTGCCAAAGTACCATCTTCATGTCTAACAACACCATCAATCATACCAGTAATAACAATATCATATTTTTCATTGTAGTATACTCTTTTCTTTTCGACTTCAACTGGAGCAAAATATTCAATACCCCATGCCTCTAATCTCTGTTGCTCCAATTCTGCTAAAGTCTCAAAGACTTCATCAGGAGGGAATAGTGGCTTCAAATGGTGTTGGCCTTCCCATGACTCATAGAAATCTTCTAGTCCTTGATGGATATAAGTACCTCTTATCATAGCCTCACTAGCGGGCATTCTCAAATCCTTTAGTATTACTTTATCCCAGTAGTATTGTCTAGGGCAGTATTCGTAATTCATAAAGGAAGATTTAGCAACACGCAATACTTTACCCTCTTCCGTTGGGTCATAAGAGGAGTGTTCTCTGAGCGTTTCATCGTCTGCACACTTCATACAAATATTCGTAATTGGGTGTATTACACATTCACAAGAGGTCATTCCTCTTCCTCTTTTACTCGTTGTACTTTCAATTTACGAGGATTAGTCCATAATGAAGAGGGTGTTCTTCTTGTCATTCTTCTTCCTCCACTTTGGTTTCTAAGTCGTTATTACAGAACCTACAAATCAACTCATCCACTTCCATACCGGCAACCAAAGGTATATTATTTAGTTGGTCGCAGTTAACACAGTTTACTTGTCTTATCTTTCCTCTTTCTTTTAGGTCATTAAGTAGTAATGTCGATACTAAGTTTAATTCAGCCAATACTACTTGTAATCCTTGATGTACGCTTAACAAACCATGATTCATAGAATCAATGTCCGTAGTCAATTCTTCGTTGCTTTTACTCATAGTCTTTCCACACACACTCTTCATATAAACCCAACGGATGGAATACCATGTAGGGCATTGTATATAGGCTGTATCTCCCAATCCGCTACCTGATAATAGGGTTCTATCTTTTTGATGATAAATCTATCTATGATGTGGTGTCTTCCTATTTCGGCAAAACCTTCTATTTCATTAACATTATCGAAAGCAATATAATCTCCGTTGCTATCTAATGATACTAAGAAGAAACTACCGTTACGATAACCCTTACCTAGATTATCATTAGCCCATCTAGCACCTGCTGAAACTCCCGAAAGAACCTTGTACTTACTAAGGTCTTTCTTTAGATTACCTTTCATACATAAATCTTCTAAGGGATAACGACCTTCCAATATCCCTTCTATTATTTCAATTACTAACTCGGTGTTCTCCTGTTCGTTGCCGTTTCTATCTTCCAGTATACTATTTATTGTAGTGGATAATACTTGTTTGACAATCGGAAACATCTTTGCTTGTTTCAACTCTATACCTTTTACATATAATTCAGAGTCTTGATACCTACCATCACTCCAAGAAACAATACCTGCGTATCTATTCTTAGCCTTTAGCAACAGACATTTACACCACTTTTCAAACTCATTCTCTATTGGATACATTTTCTTATTCAATACTTTAGTCAATTCTATCCCCTGTTCAGGCGTAGGGATGATAACGAACGCAGAATCAGTATGAGAGTATAAGACTTCAAAACCCTCACTTTCACACTCTTCTCTTAGTCTTTGGAGAGTCATACGTGAAGTGTATGTTATAGCAGCAGCAACTTTAGGGTGATACAATCCGTATTTTGAATCACCAGCAGCACCATAAAGGCTAGCAACCAAAGACTTAGTTGCGAATTGTAGTGAATCATATCTGTTTCTTTCTTCTTTTGTTTTTGCTGTTTTTAGTTTCTCTTTGTATTCTTGTCTTAATTCTGTCATTTTATTCATCTGTCTTAGCAACAGACTTGGTTTGTCTTGGCTAAAACAAACTCCGTTGCCACAGTCTTTACCATTCTTATCTAATGTTTCGTGTCCTATATTATGTAAGTCCACATTACTATGATACATAGCCCTAATATCTAAGATAGCAACATTATCAAAAACACCTACCTTATCTATCGCTATTGATGCTCCAGCATAAGGCTCAAACTCAAATTGAGGTTTGGTTGGTATCTGTAAATTAAACTCTTCATCTCTTAATGCTAGTATACTAAGTATTTTTGTTATGAAAGGAGTCGTTCTTATATCGCAACCTACAATATGTTGAACAGCAGTATAGTGTTCTATACAGTTATTTAGAGAGTTTAATTGTGGTAGCAACCTAACATCTTGTATGGAGTAATCTAGATATGTACCGAAATCCGTGTAATAAGTTTCATGCCCGTCTTCTAACTCCACTTTAGTTTCTTGTAGGCATTCACTAGAAACGGTTGCTAATGATTTATTTGGTAGTTGTCCGTTCTTCATAGTCCATAACCTAGTGAAAGCAATCATCATATCAATAGTATTCACCCCACCTATTGGTTGCGACCAATCACCAAAGTTATATCTTATTCTATTGATAGGGGATAATGTTCTAGGGTCCAAACCATTAGCCTGAAACCTTTTGATAATCTTTTGTAAATCTGCATTTACCACGTTCCAACCCGTAATAACATCAGGGTCTTGTTTAACTAAATGTTTAGCGAAAGCCTTGAGCATTGATTTCTCGTTGCTAAATCCTATGGCTGGTTTATTCAATACCAACTCTTTCAAACCATCAGGATGATTTTTACAAGGGAATGTATCGTAATAACCTGCTTCGTAATCAGGGTGTGTAAAGAATACAAAGTATTGGTTGCTAAAGGTATCATAAACAACCATTATAGTTAATTTACCTGTTCTAATAGACCATTCACAGTCTAAATACCAAACCCTATGATTATAGTTTTCAGGCAACACTTTGTTATGTGTTAATGCTCTGTTAACAAAGGGAATATTAGCCTCCCATGTTTCTAAATGAGGGAAGTCTTGTTTTATAGAATAGATGTCTTCGGGGCTTTTTGTATACACTCTAGTTAAGTCTTCACCGTAAACACCTTTGTAGCCACTTTCATACTTTAATATAGAATTATGAGATATAGGTACTGCCGTGTCTTCAACGTAAAAGTAAGGCTGACATTTATAGGTTTCAGTAATACGTTTTCCTAATGAATCTCTTAGCCTAACAGATATTTTGTTTCGGCCTGTCCGTTCAATTATCACGCACTTGACCTCTCGACCTTGTTGGTATATTGTGTTTGTTAAGCCACTTGTTGATAGCCGTAGCAGATACACCATATACATCTCCTATTTTTTGCATACTCATACCATGTTCAACGTACATAGCAACCAATCTGTCTTTCCTTCTATATCCTTTGTCTGTAATTACACCCTTTAGTTTAACTGTCAAATCAAATGTCTTTTCGCATTTAGGGCAACCTATGTAATAGAAACCAGTTTTAGTTTCATTATAATCTAAGTATATCCCTCTATGGAGACTAAACTCATTACCACAACTACATTTAATTAGCAACTGAAACACCTACCTGCATAACCATATTACGACCATCTTGGAAAAGAAGTATAAATCCTCCTCCGTAGTCTCTCATATCGTAAATAGAAAGTATGATTGTTTTATCGAAGTAAGTAAGTACTTCCCCCAAACCGCCACCAAACTCAATATTATAGGGGAATGCAGCAAGCGAAATCATAGTCGATGTTTTACCTCTTAACGAGACACCGGTTGTTATATGTGTATTATTATCCGAATTATGTAATAAATATCTAGCAACGCTTTGCCCGTTCACATTTGCACTTTTGAATGCTTCAACCAACACATCTCTTGAATAATCCCCAGTTAAAGGAGTATGTTTTTTACCGTTGTTATCTGTATAAGTACGATTAGTCTTATCTATCTTAAGAATTATACCCTCCGCCTTACCCATCTGTTCTATTGCTGTTTGTCTAGAAGACGGATACGCCCTACAAAGGGCAGAAGACCTTAGAACAGTTTTCTTATTCGATGATTTAATTATTAAGTTATCACCTATCTTATCAACAGTTATAGTAATCTCATCACTATGAGTTTTCAACACACCTAACATATCTGCTATATCAGCAACTACTATGTGTAGGAATCCACCCGCCTCACAATCCATTTGTAATTCATGTACGCTACTAACACCATCCTTTACTGTACTAACTATGGTTGCTTTGTCGCTATTTTGGTCGCAGATTATTACACAAGCATGACATTGAGGCTGTTTAGTCCCGTTGATATAACTAAACCTTCTAGCGGCCTTCAACATTTCTTGTAGTTTTTGATTGTTTAATATTACACTATTGTTTGATGTCATATATATCCCTCTTACCTTCTCCATATAAACCGTCATGCTCATTAGTCAATTGATACAGATTATTCACATTTGTTCTAGCGTGTTTAATCACGTTTATTTCTTTCATCCTACACATAATTGCACCTAACTGAACGGCTGACAAATTAGGGGATTGTCTAGCATTAGGATTAATTTTAGGGTTTCGTTGCTCCTTTATTATATCTAGTACTCTTCTAGCAGTAATAGGTCTTCTTTGTGTGGAAAGCGCAGATATTACCCATCGTTTGATGAAGTAATTCTTCCTAACCATAAAAGGCTCCGTTGCTAGATTTTTATTGGCTTATCCAACTTGTTAATGCTCTATGAATTATCAGAATTACATCCTGTGCATATCGGTTATGGTTTTGGGCTAGAACCTGTTTATCTAGCCTCGCCAACTTCTAATCTTATTCTTCGACCTCTGTTGTCGTTGCTTTGTTGTTCCAGTTTAAGAACGGTAGTCCATTCCAAACAACTGTACCATCTTTAACAGTAAGTACATCGTGTGTAGTACCTAGATATTCTTGGTGAAGTCCTTTCATTTCAGTAATAGTACCTCTAACAACCCACTCGTTGCTACTTAGGCTAGCATCCTTCTTAACACCCGCCGCTAGGTCTCCTTTCTTACTGTATCTTGTCAACCAAATCTGTTGCGAGAATAGTCTTTTTGTTCCATTCTCCCATTCCGGTGTTTCTCCTACCTTCATAAGACCTTTTTGACCTCCGCCAATATCCATATATTCTTTAACATCTTTTAAGTGAAAAGTGTATCCTACAAATGGAGCCTGTAATTGATGGGCTCTGTTGATAACATCTCTGAATAGTTGGTTTCTAGTCCTCCATTCTTTTTGATTGAATGAATCACCTTCTTTCTCTATAACGCCTCTTCGTAGTAAAACATCAGTCATACTAAACTCGCACCACTTTAGGAATGTGGAGCAACCGTCAATGATAACTCCTCCTATCTCTCCTGTCTTACATTGTTCACCCAGTATACGCATGAACCATGACATTTTATCAACCAAAGCAACCCAGTTAGTCGAGTTATCTTCATTGAAAAGAGAAGCATCAGAAGCATCGTATACAGGGATAACTTTGATACGGTCGTTATTAGGATAATTAACCATAACTGTTTGTGTAGCACTATTGTCTATATCTAGGATAATGACATCTCCCTCTGTTGTTTTCAACGCTAAATCAATTAGCGTACCCGTCTTTGCAGTATTTTCTTTTCCTACTGCGGCTAATCTTACAGGGAAATGTTTGTTGGTACTACCTGTCAACAAATTAGCGTAGTAATCTCTTCCGTAAGAAGACCTGTCTTCGATAGGGTTGCTAGGAGAGGAAGCAACGGCTTGACCCCAAGCCATTATTCCCACCCATCCGGTGCATCTTCCATATCAGTATCTTCATAATCTGTTGTTGGTACTAGATTATCCATAACAGACCATCCTGTTATAGACATCCTACCATCACCATCTCGGCCCATCCAACCTTGACCTATTACCATCATGGTTGAACCTACACCGAAGTCTAGATATTTCTCTTGAGATTTAGGAACCCATAATTCAAGAGGCATAGACATACTTGTGTAATCTAAGTCTCCTAATGTTATCACAAAGCCACCTCTGTCTTGTGGGTCTATATGTACTACTTCTAATCTTACAGCACATAAAGCATCCCACTTTTCTTTATCACCTAATCCACCTACATAGGATTCAATAGAATCTAAACCATCCAAAGCAGTTATTCCTAAGTCTGCTAGATTCCATTCGTGAGGAGCATTAGGCCACATAGTAGCAACCTTAGCATCATCATTCCATGTACTTAGGTCTGCCTTTAGATAAAGCCTATCTCCATTAGCGTTAGATTTACCCGCTATAAAGCCGGTTGTTAGTGTTGGGAAGGAAGCCCTGCTTAACTTACCACTCGCATATACTTTCATTACAGTAGGTGCGTTGTCTGTACCTCTCTTCCTCCCTAAGAATGTTGAAACCCTTTCAGGCTCAGACAAAGGTCTTGGTTGACCGTATCTATAATTGGCATTACCATTAGGGAATACTGGCATGGTGTTGTTCCACACGCAACAGAATATAGTACCATCATTCAATGTCATAGTATGCTTAGGCAAATTGGTTACTGTACTTCTATCCGTTTGCCCTGCTTCAAAGGGTTGTTTAGCAACGAGAGTTGGGTTCGCACTACGGAAGTACGTGCCATTACCTGCCGGCGAGAAAGTCATAACTTGACCGCTAGCAACAAGGTTCTCTCTGCCAGTACTATCTAAATTATTTAGTACACCTGCCATCTTTTTGTAGGCTAATTCTGCAAAGTCTTTTGCTCTCGGTACACTTAGGAATACACCTTCATATTCTTCCAATCCGCTTCGGGATAGTGCCATTGATTTCTTTCTTACGGTAGTGGAAGCCATTCTTAAACAAAGAGTGTTTGCTTCTTCATCAGTTTTACCTGCCGCAATAAACCCTGCATGGTTGGTTTCTTTAACCGCAGCATGGGCGTTCATTAGTTCTTCAACCGTACAACCTATGTTGCCGGCAATTTTCTCTATCATATCATTTAACATATTAATTCACCTGTTTGTAGTACTCTCTCCTGTCTCCCATCTCCCTATAAACCCCCCACACAACATAGAACAAAAAGCCCATTTGACTATCTCTTCATGTACTCCGTTTATACAATCACGCTCCGCTATGATGGCTGCTTCTATAACTTTCATCTTAGATTCAGCCGTTGCTTCACTATTGGTAGCGTACTGGAATATTTCTCTTATGCTTTCTCTCACTCTATATCCTGATAACAAAGCAACAGCAGTTTCTATATCTTTGTCTCTAAAGCATACTTTCAAAAATAGTTTTGTGTCAACTGATTCTCCAAGCAACGAAAGAGTAAATGTGTCTCTCATCTCTTCGGGTACGCACGACAAGGCTTGTAATGTATTTATAGCACTTCTCAAATCCCCTTTGTTGCTTTTTATTATTCTCCTAGTCCAGTTTTCCTCTAATGTTAGATTCTCTAAGGTTGCTATCTTGCGTATTATATGACTCATCCAATCATAATCTATCGGTTGAAAGCATCTAACAGCAACCCTTGATTTAATCCATGTGGATATTTTACTAATGTTATTAGAAGTTAAAATAAATATACCATCCGTATTCTCTATAACACCTTTCAAAGCGGATTGTGCAGCAGGGGTTAATTGGTCTGCTTCATCTAGTAGGAATACGACCTTACCTCCTCGGTTGCTAAGGGGTATTAATTCATCTTCTATAAACTCGATACCTCTAAGTCTTTTAGTGGATGCGTTAAACTCATGTAAGGGCCAACCTAGACTGTGAGCAAATGCTCTAGCAGTAGTGGTCTTACCTGTACCTGCTTCCGCACTATGAAATAAAAAGTGTTGAGGAGTACCTTCACCCGCAGCAATAGCAACCAATTCAACTAATACTCTTTCTTGGCCGCCTATCTCTTCTAATCTAATCGGCCTATATTTTTCCGACCAAATAGTCTTTAGCATATTTATTCCTCATCCGGTGAGAGACTAATATCTCTAAATAAATCAAAAGTTTGTAGCCATCTAGTAGTCCATCTTGCTATTTGCATTTTATCAGCAGAGCCACTATCTAACATGAGTACGTGCGAAGGCTTGGTTGATTCAGCCAATGTAAGATTATCAGGGTCTATGTTGTTTTCACTAGGGTGTAATAAAGCATCAGCCGATGCGCCTCTTTCTATCAGTATTTCGTCATCACACGACAACCTAACTATATACCCACCATGATTCATTATGTATTCTATTTCATTTACATATCTAACATCATCAATAAATATAATATCTTTATCTTGATGGTTGTCTGCTACATCGGTTGCTAACTTATTTACCCAGTAATCTGTGTTTATTAATGTCCTTTTACCGTGTCCGAAGGCTTGTAGTATAGGTCTTACAGTACCTTTATCTGCGGCTTCTAACTCTTGTAATTTCCAAAGCGGCCATTCCCAATTACCGAAGAAAGAGTCAGCAACTTCCCGTCTTACATATTCTGCGAAAGATATAACAACTCTAGTGCTACCATTACCCAAAGTATGGGCCAAAGTCGATTTTCCACTACGCATCCTTCCTGTTATACCTACTATTATTGGTTCACTCATAACCTTTTACGGCAAAGATGTCCCTATAAACCCTTAATACAATGAAGGCATATTTCACTATTTTTTGGTAGTATCCTATGCTTCCCACATTGAGGACATCTTTGTGCTAACTTCCTTTCATTAGCAGTCATACATGACATCGGCCTTGTTTGTTCTATTTCTTCCTTAGTTGTTATCAAGTCTCTCTTAACATCGAATATCATGTGCTTTGTTTTGTTGCCATTTAATTTTTCGACTTTGGCAAAACCAACCGATTCCAACTGAACATTTTTAGCAAGAACACTAGATAAACTATTGTCGCTAGGTACTTCTCTAAGAGAACGTAATTCGGCCAACTGCTCGGCTATTTGTGTTCTAGTTAATGCACCTTTGTCGAACAATATATCAACAACCAAACGTCTAAGTCGTCTGTTGTTAGCACTCATACAGAAATAGCAGGAAAGTAAGACTATATTATTGGTTGCTAAAGGAGGATATGAAGGTCATTTCATAATATTCATCACTAGGCTCCCAAACATAGTCCTCATCAACTTCCATAGCCATGTGTTTCGATGGCTTGGAACCAACGGTCCAACCAAAACATTTCATAGATAACTTAACCCACCATACAAATAAGGGAACAACCAAGTATGATAAAATAACCATCCATATACTTATCCAACAAGCAGCACTACCTACGGCCATTCAGAACCACCTACCTCTTGTTTTCTTTTCTTAACTCCTTTCGGTAATAAATCAGGAGCAACGATTCTCAATTCGTTAGCAACCTTTTCATCGTTTCTAATTATAAAATCAATCCATTTATCGTTTTCTCTAAAGAGGGGATGTGATGTATCTTTTTGTTTTTTGGGTTTTGATTTAGCAACCTCTAGTGTCGAAGGGTCGATACCATAGGCAAACAAAGCCCTAACATACTCATCAGGTAATATCATATTACTCTTAGCAACCAACCTCCATAAGTGGTAATCTCTAACAGCACTAGTAGCCGCTAACAAGTAAGGTATCGGTACAACCTGTAATCTTTTTAGCAACGAAAGCCTATGTGGGAATGTAAAGACACCTCTAATAATTGGAGACATATCGTGTTTCTTTTTAGTCCAATCAACTAATATGTTTTCACTACTTGTAAAGTTAGGCTTTTTCTTTGGTGTAATAACCAAACGATAACCTACCAATGGGGCTAGCAACCTAGCATCTGCTTCCGACAAATGACCGTTTAGAACGTATGTTATACCCACCCCAGTAGGGGGATATTGTAATACCCCTTCCATGTAAACAGTTTCACCCTCTGTATATTTATCGGGTGTGTTCGTGAATATTATTGCTCCCATCTTCAATCCTCCTGTATATTTTTGTCCCTAATTTCTTTTTTGATTGTAGCATACCTTTTGCTTCTAGACCAGTTAATATCCTAGATACTGAAAATACAGTTAAACCACCTCTAGGTTGTTTATTCATTTGTGAGGCCAAGTCTAACAATTCACTTGCTGTAAACCATTCACTTCTAGCCCACTCTTTTACTGCTCTTTTAACCGCCGTCTGTCTGTATCTCTTCGCCATCAGTTATTGAGAATGGGTCATGCGTATAAACCCATCCCATAAACCTAGACCATTGGGCTTGTGAAAGACCCCATATCTCTCTTACAGCAGCAGCAGATACTCTGTATCTTCCACTATACCATTGATACCCACCACTAGAAAGTATACACACTAAACCATCATCAAGCATCCTCTCCACTATTTTAGGAAACTCGGTCTTAGGTATCGGTCTAGCAATCAACTGATTAAAATGTGGTCGCCACTTTATTCTTTCACCGGCTTCGTTAGTCATTCTATCACCTCAAAGTCCACTTCCATACTAGGTGCCTTCAAAGCAGCCAGTCTTAACTCCATTTGATTTAGCAACATCGGTTCGTTTCTTAGAACATCAACCAATATTCCCATCACTCCGTTTATCTGTTGATGTGCTAATAGCAACTGAGAATCAACACCAATTTCTTTCTTTAGTGTACCTATCAACTTTAGATTAGTATTAGCAGCAGCAACCAACTTCGTTGCTTCTCCTATCCATTCCCTAGAGATACCCTCTTCATCCTTCTTCTGCTCCCACTCATCCAACCAAGAGTTGATTCTTGAGAACACATCTTCCGCCATATCTAGTGTAGTGATACTATCATCACGTAATTTTTCCACCCTCTCTGCCTCTTTAGGGTCGTATTCTATATGGTCATTCATGTGTTCAGTAATTATACCAGTAGTCCAACCATTCTTTTCTTCTAGAAACGATGGGGATTGAGTACCGTTAGCAACGACATACTCTATATCTTTCCTTTGAGGATGATTACATAAAGGACATTCAGGGCTACTTAGTACCCATTTTAGGGCTGTGATAATCAAAGGGTCATCTTCGTATGCCAGTCGTTGCTCTATCAACCATTTGGATTTCATTCTTCTTCCTCCATACAGACATCACATACACGTGTGAATAGATTACTGGTATATTCATCACAACCTTCGTTGCTACAAATGATTTTTATTATTCCACTCACTCTATCAACATCCCACAATGATACTCCATCTCTTGTTTTCTTCACTATTACGAATCTTTTGTCTATTCTAAGTATCATGGCTAACTCCATGACACTAGGGATATTGCGGTACTTCTTACCATAACTACTCCTTACGTTGTCTATTAACTCTATCGCAGTAGTAGCACCCTTCTCATTCAGGTATTTTTCGCAGGAATTAACGAAGTTTACTCTCTTCTTTTTCAATTACCGTTCCCCCAACTAGCATAATGCTCATCAGGTTCCGGTTGCTTTTCTCCTATCCTACAAGAGACACCTCTTCTGCCTCTCTTACCCACTACTTTCGGTGTATGTTCTTCATACCACATCTCCCCTACTAAGTTTTCTTCCACCCAACGCTTTGCACTTTGGTAATCACCGTTGGTAATTATTCTAGCAATCTCTTTCAACAAGGTTGATTTCGGTATATCCTGATTCCAATACATTGATTTGATTAAAGCAACATCAGCATCCATAACTGTTCTTCTCATGGTCAATGATTGACTCAATATTAACCCTAATCTTTCATCAATATCAACAAGCAACGGCTTACCACCTTCGTAATTAGGTTGCATCATAGCATAACCTATCGCTAACCTCCTGAATAAGTCTGCTTCAAACGACCTTACAGTATCACGCAACACCCACTCTTCAAAAGCCGGTGCAAATGAAACACTAGTAGGTGGATTCAAAATGGATTCTTCCATTCTCTTAAAGAACCAACCTCTCATGTGCATAGCCTCTGTTGCTAAGTCTGCTCTCTCTTTTGGAGACATTCTAGCCTGTTTGTTCTGTGCTATCTTATATTCTAATTCTATTTTAGGAGTCATTTCTATTTCTATAATGAAGAATCTTCTATCAAGACCCGACTCTAACTCAAACCTAGCCGGTTGCGTACCCGCCCAACAAGTATAACGTGTGTTGTATCTAACCCAACCATGTCTCATACCTTTGTTGACACGACCACTATCTAGACTGGTTAGCAACTGGTTCTTCATATCCATACTATGGTCTTTCTTAGTAGCGTCAGTAAGAGATGAAAACTCTTCAAATCCTAAGAAGCCACCACATAACTCTCTAGCAACAGGGCGACCTGCGACATAACCTTCTTCGTTTACACTACCAAACAACCCTGCTTCTGTGATAGAGTTAGCACCAATCATAGTCCTAAACCCAATACCGTTGAAGCCTTCGGGATTCCATATCAATCCTGTACCTTCCGCTAAAAACAAATCAATCAACACGTTCTTCCCTGAACCTTTCTTTCCACGCATGAGTATGTGAACCCTAGTGTCAGCCAACCTAGACATCGGAGTATAGATGGGGCCGTTGTCATGTCGCAACGGACAATTGGGGATTGAGAAATAACCATCAACTGGATTCTCAACTGTGAAATCGCAACGGGAACATTTGTTGATAGCATTGAATAAATGAGCCCCAATACTACAAATAAATATAGGTAGTTTATCTTCAACCGATACATAATGGTTAGCATCACAAAATGCCTGTAAGTCATCGAATATATCTTTATCACTCAAGAGAACATACCCCCACTACTAACATCACCTTTACTCAGCATACTGGTTATCATACCTACCTCGGATTCATGTTCGTCGTATAACTCTTGTGCCTCTTTTATGTTTACAGGTAAGGATAAGATTTGGAATAGACCAACACCATCTGCAAACATTTGTTGTGTCATAATATTATCTAGTGCTGCCTTGAATAAAACTATCGTTGTTGGTATGTCTCTTATACTAGACAACCAACCTGTCATGTAAGCAAACAACGGCAAGACTTCTTTACTCTCTCTTTCTATATCAGTCCATTCAGGGTAAGTCATAGTATAGTAGGTACAATCCTTTTTCTCATCGTAATTCGGTTGGCTAGTGTAAATAGTGGATGTAAGTATTGTTAAAGAGTCAACATTAGTTTTATCTAAGATAGATTCTATCGCTTCTCTAACAACGGGATAACCAAACAACCAATGATTCCCACTAACTATTGGATGGAAGCCTCTAAAATTAACAACCAATTTATCTCCGTATTGAATTATCTTGGTTCCTACGATTGAATCGGATTCAAAGAATGGCTGTACTCTATCCAATTTTGAAAATACTGTTGCTAGTACCTTACCTTCTTCCTCTAGTGATTCGGTAAGTATGTTTGGAATAGGGCATGGTTCCTGCGAACATAATACTATTACGTTGCTAATACTACCCTCTATTTCTGATTCCCAATAAATATCAACATCGTTTGCGGTTTCTCTCATTCTTGTATCCTCTCCTCAATTAGTAATCTAAGGAATAGTGGATATTTTTTGGGGTTTGTTCTAGACTTAATCGCTCTCTCTATTATGACTTCGATAGGTCTTGCTTCCCAGTAGTTGTATCCCCCTTGTGTAAATACGTTCTCAAACAACAGACTAGCGGCCATCACTCCTCCTAGTCTTCTAGCGGTAGTACCATGATTCTGTCCCTTCGTGTGTGAAGGGTTCTTATGTTTGTATGTATTGTAGTATTCCGTTAGTTGTAATGTGTTCATTGGTTCGTCTTGTTCGACTAGATAGTGATATATCGTAGCCTGTACTCGTTTCGTTTGTCCTCTTGCCATACTGTCTCATACCTACGGTATCTTCCTCTCCATATAAACCGAACTATTCTTTTCATTCTTTTTGATTCATTTCTAACTAATTACTTCCTTTCAGTACAACCTTTTTTTTATTCTTTCAATACTTCAAGGGGTATATTGAGTATTGCATTGGTATATATTTACCTTAACACCTTATAGGGAATAGAAAGAATTAGAAAACCGTTGTACTACTAAGCATTAATTTGTTTTTTATTTTCTTCATTTAACAAAAAGAATAACTCATTCTCTAACAAATCCACTTCTTCATCGAACATATTATGGCGTATCACTAGTGTCTTTCCTACTGCTTCTATTGCCGATACTTTGTTCTTCGCCTCTATCGCATATTCTTGTGCTTCATCTATATTATCGAACACTCTTCCTAACAACGGCCTTACACCCATCCCCATACAATAACAGTAGTAATTACGTTGTTTATCATTTGTTTCCAGCAAAGCAACGTAGTAATTTTCCCCATCCAGCAAAGTCAATTCTGCTTTACCAGCATACTTCTTACTGTTTATTGGGATGTTAGCAACAGGCTTTTTCACAACTCTTGCCAATCCATTTTCATCTATCTCAAATCCTACAAACGGTATTTTACTTTCTATAATGAACCAAGCAACCTCTTCTAGAAACGACATTGTTTCTTCGTCATAGAAATCATAACCTTTCATTACTGAGTTTATTGGTATTCTCGGTAGTTTAGGTTGAATTGCGTCTAAGAAATCCCAAACAGCACTATATCCTACTAATTTTAGCAACGTATCTCCCGTCTTTAAAATTAAATAAGGTGAAAATCTTCTTCTTTTTCTGTATTCTTTTGCATTGGATATTTTTCTCCAAGCCTTGAAATCAACTACTTCAATCAATTCAGGCGTTGTCAGAATGTAGTTGCCACTAAAGAGCAACGGATGTCTCATATACAGACCTAATGATTGCTAATACTTCAATGGTTTGTTGTGGAGGTCGGGGGAGGAATAACAAAATGACTTGAGATAAGGGACAATAGAAAAAACCCTTGTTGTTTAAAACCCGACCTCCATTTATAGTGTGTAATGGTTCTCCATATAAACCTAGTTGCTATCTAAATAGTCTATTAGAAATAAACCGCCAGTTTTGACCGTCTTTTCTTTACCAACCGTTGGTGTGTACTTGATTGGTATTGGTATTGGTACTGCGAAACCTGCGAGTACACATTTAGGACAGGCTTTGATTTTTAGTGCGGCTTCGTTGCTAAGGTACTGCTGCGGCCATGAGCCCTCTTCTAGCATATCACATTGTTTAACTCGTATAGTACGGGCATAGTCTCCCTTACCAACGGTCCTAGTAGTCCAACTATGATACATTGGTGTGCCATACACAACATCGTAATTTTCATTCATTACAATGCGCCTCAAATGTTTCTTCATTTAGTTGTATACTTTCCCCGTTATAACATAGGCTAACAACGTCTGATATAACGGTGTCATCTTTCCAACGGAAAGCAACGGATACCTCGTAATCAGGGGTTTGTAAAGCAATATCGTTTAACAATGCGGCCAATTCGTGTACTTTCATTAGCAACCACCCCACCATTCAGGAGCATCACGGCTCTTGTTCCATTCAGCGAATGTCTTAGTGTGGTAGTAATCACGGTATGCTGCAACTGCTAAGTTTCCTGTGGCATGAGTGATTTTATTACCGCCCTCATCTGTAATGACATCGAACGGATGACTTGCTACATGGATGTAGTCGGGTCTATGCTCATCGGGCATACACAGAGCGTAAGGTGTAAGGTTGCCTTCGGGTATAATTTCTTGCATAGTGAATAGATGTTCTATACCTGTTTCGCAGAAGTGAATCTTACCGAATCTCTTAGTGTACTCATCACATAACATGGCTGCATGACAACAAGCCCAAATGAAGTTATTGCGAGATTCACCCACCCAACGGGTCGCAGGGTGATTGTGGTATCCCCCACGTAGCGGCTTACCGGCCTTTGTAAGCGGCATCATGTCGGGTGTAGCACCGTGTCGTATGACCGCAGAGCCAAGTTGTTGTAATAATTCCACGACCATTTTAGGTACGTGTTTGTCGCAGTACATTTTAGCAGCATATATTGGGTTTTCGTCTAGTATGAATATATTCATTGTTTCACCTCGTAATCAGGATGTTCGGTTGGTAGTTTGTGTTTTCTCCTATCGCACATATTCTGTATCAATTTAACCGAGGATGTTGCCCCCTTTTTGAATCTTTCTTCTGCAAAGGTATCCCCAACAGGACACATTGAATGTTTCAATTCATCCAACTCTATGTTGTGTAGCAACCATGTCAATATCTCATACTCAACGTGAGTGATTGTTTTGGCTCTCATTCTAGCAACCCCTTGACGTTTTTGATATTGAATAGTTTAGGATTTGGTCGCATACTGTATCCGTTGTTGAATATGTATGTATCTCGACCTGTTAGGTGTGCAAATACCAACGATGCACAGGTTAGTCTAGGGTCTGCTAATACACTAGCAACTCTTTTCGGGTCGCTTTTCCTAAACGCATATGTGTTTAGTATAATCCACATACCCATATCGTCTAGCAACTCATAAGCATCCTTGTAGTAATCTTCGGGCATATCTTTCTCCAAGAGTATGTTGCCTAGTGTTCTGACATCAGAGACAGGTAATTTACTCTCGCCTTTGTATATCAATAGGTCGCCATCACCTGCGTTGCTAGGTACTATTGTGTACTTCTCGTACTTACTCATGTCCCTCATCACCCATAACGTCTAACCACTCTGCTCTTGCTTCATCGGTTGCCATCTCTCTTAGGTCTGATAACGACTCTTGTGCGTATTGCACGTTTATATCTGTATCCTCAAGTGTGGGGTTGCCTACTTGTCTCACCCACATAGTCTGTGTTGTTAATGTATCTAGGAAAATATCACTAATGCCATTTATACTGTATCCTAATGTAGCAACCCAATCACTAACAGCCTCATTAAATATATTTTGGATTAATTCGTCTTTACTATCATCGTCATCGAATGATGCTCTTTCACCACTCATTCTAAAGCCTCCAAATCTTTAAGCAACCGTATTGCTCTGTTCTGTAATTTTTTACTCACCTTAGCATCTTGAAGTCTTTGAATAACTTCTCCTAATCTAATAGTTGCTTGGAGTATCTGCCAGTCTTGGTCTATATTACTCACTTAACTCACCTCCGTATCTATCTCCATTCGCTTCCACTACTGTGATAGGTATGTTGAGAGCCGCTAGTGAGTCTAAGCCACCCATGAGAGTAAATATAGTACCTGTTGCCATGTGTATGTCTATCTCTAGGTGGTCCACTAAACCTGTACCATGAACGGACTCATGTGTTTTATCACGTACCGTTATTGCACTTATGTCTCCAACCCGTAGGTATGTTGTTCCGCTTGTCGTTTCTAGACCTCCTAAAAGGTCGCCTCTTTCTATTTCCACTATTCTTTTTTTGTTCATTCTTCTTCATCTCCCTCTATTGGTCCCATTTGATGGAATGTTATCTTGTATTGTGCGCTACCTCTTGTTGCTAAATCACGCATCCGATGAGCGAAGTTGGTNCCCTTAAAGTTTCTAACTTCGTATACTATCTCCGTAGTACATCCCCATAACTTGAGATATATCATGCACATTGTTTGACCAAGTGCTATACGAGTTATACAGGTAGCGTTGCGGTGTAGGAAATTGTAAAATGCGTTCAATTCATTTTCATCGTTGCTAGACCAAGATACTACTATCTGCCCTGTCTGTTTCATTCTTCTTCCTCCATGCTTCGCAGTAATTCAGCAACCATATCGTTTTCAGATATTTCAGCACCAATAATTCCGTCTATTTCTGATAATTTAGTGTACGAATCCACATACTGTTGGTGTAGTGGGTCGTTTGCTTCTTCGCTAAGAGTCGTAAACAGGTGAATGGTTGCTCGTACCAAACCCCTGTACGTCTGTAATGCGATAACACTCACACCTAACGCATCTATCAATACCGTCTTTTCATATTCATTTTTTTCTTTATTCATATTTTTTCACTTCCGTTGGTTATCCGACCCAACCTCCCTATAAAAACCCCTTCTATATCATAAGGTAGGTCGGAGATGTCTTGCTCTGTAAGAGCATCGTTGCTAAGTAGGAGGGAAAGGTCGAGTACCCAAGCATCCCCATGTGAGCGTAATGTATGTTCGACTAGGCTCTCGTTGATGTAGTCCTCTGTCTCCTGCCACGCCATACCATTGATTGTTGCTAGGTGTGATACCGTTGGGCGACCTGCTCCTACTGATAGGCTTCTGCCTATGTGTTTGCATTGGTGGCATAACGGACATAACGCTTGTAATCCCAAGAGTGTTTGTATTCTTTCGCTGTCGTTGTAATCCCATATCTCATGGCATTCGACATTATGCTTCCTGCCTTGTTGCTTACCTGTTTGACCACAAATCTCACAGACATGACCTGCCTTTTCATAACAATCCTTACGCAAACGGTCCCATGTGCAACCACGCAAGAGTGAGCGTAGGTTGTTGCCAAATGAGTTGCTAGGGATTAACTCGATACTAAGTATTTTTGTCTTATGACTTACCATCTTACTACCTCATCGTTGTTTTCTTCTGAATCAGGGTCCACATCTAACTCAAACATACCGGTGTTTTTATAGTCTTCGGGAACATCAACGAAAGTCTCCATGTGTTCTTGTATACCTTCCTCAATTAACTCTTCAAGTGGCCTACCGTCTTTCCGTTGCTTGATTCCTCCCATCTCTTCTGTATTATCGGCTAAGAAGTTTAGGAAGAATTGTATTTCATCCGGTACTAGTTCTCCGTCTATACTTATGAATCCTCTAGGGTCGGTTGCGAAACCTTTCACATTTACTTCTGCGAATGTCTGTACTGCTCGTTGCGAGACTCTCCTAGCACATCCCAACGTAATATCCACCATCTCCTTATGTGTTGCATCTAAGTGATAAGGTACTAGCAACGATGTATGTACTTTCATAGGTCCTTCGTTTGGCATTAACGAACCATCCCCATAGTCCATTACTACTTTTCTTTCAAATAGCATCATAGTACAAGTCATAACTAAACTTTCAGGGAAATAACCTCGATGTCGTATATCACTATAACAAGTTTCTATTAACTTATCTAGTGTAAAAATGTCAATCATCGAATAATTATCTATTAATACATCAGGTATTATACTTGGTTGCTTTGATTGTGGCTCCATAGCATATATACCATATATTGGATGTAAAGGCATAGGTAATTCTTCTATTATCCTTATCAATAATTCAAAAGTATCATGTTCATCTTCTTTCATTTCCTGTACTATTTCATGTATCCATTCTGTATTCATTGTTCATCATCTCCGTTCATCATTCGTAGTACGTCTAGCAACGACTCCAAAGGAATATCTAAATCTTTCAATTTTGTTAAATCAGGTTCTTTACCATAAAGGAAGTGGTCTTTCATTATATCTTCTAATATAGATACATCATGGCCTCCTTCTTTCAATTTCTTTAGAATTATATTTTCTTCCATTTCCATTTCCAGTAATTTATATTTAATAATAGTGTATGCTTTTTGAAATACTTTTACATCGAGTTTTTCACCGTTGGTTTCTTTGGTCATAACAAACACCCTACCTCTTAGGAATGTGTCAGATGAACCTTCCCATGATGTAATGAAGGTTGCTAGGGGTTCGTTGTAAGGAATATCCATATCATCTTGTGGTCCATACATAATGTACTGTACTTCTCTTGGTGTACCATCAACAGGGTCCGGCAACATCATACCATTATACTCGTAGGTGTATGCTACCTTATGTCCTAACATTTTACCAACGACAATTGCTAGAGCATTCTCATGTCCTTTTTTGTTTGGTATCGCCATTGGGCTATCTCTGTGGTCTGTATTCATTAAATATCCTATTTCATTCATTATCTTTCATCTCCTTTGGTTGGTATATCGTTCCTTGATTGTAGTACATTTGTTTTACTTTCATATTCAATCACTCCTGAATGTATTGTATGAGTCTTCGTTGCTAGTAAACAACACAGGCTTGACACCCACAGCCGTAGTCCTGATGAATGCTCGGCTACGCAACGCTCTGCTTAGAAACTGCCCGTATGTAATTGCATACCTACTAGATTTGTATGGTCTGCCATTTTTGAAAGTCATGTTTTCGTAAACTGCCCTAGCAGTACACGGTGTTTCTCTATCTAGCAACCACCTTGAACCGCATTCCATAGCGGGACTCTTGACCCGCCTTCTAGCGTGTATGCCTACCAACTGACTCATATATACGCCTCCTTGCATAGATTCTTATACCAATCCCAATCTCTTTGTGCTTTTCTAGCAAACTCTAATGCTCTTTCCATACAGATACCAGTACCAGTACACGGTTGCATAGCCTTAGCCTTACAGTTAGGACAAGCAACACAAAACTGAAACTGTACAAATCCTCTATTGTTTACTATCGGTTGGTATTTAGGATTTATTTTTCTAGTCTCGGTTCTTTCTTTAACAACGGCAACCAACCCGTTTGTCTCGACCTTCCTAGTACGTGTAGGCTTGGGCTTGGCCTTGACCGGTTGCCTACTCCTACCTGTTATTGCGTTTATTATTGCGTCATAATCAATGTTAAATATATTCATTCATATCCCTCCAATTCATCTATTGCTAATGCTAAATCCTTCTTAAGTCCTTTGCTACTTCTAGTCCAATCCCTATGAGTTATGGTAATTCCTCCTCTCCTGCATAAAACTCTAGGTGTATCCGCTTCTGTGCCTTATCTTGTAGGTCATACATCTCGCCTTCCATATCCCACAGCGTATCTAGTGCATCTCTGTATTTGCGTGAATCTATATCCCATTCATCTAGCAACCCACACGCTTCTTCTATGTACGCCGCCGAATCTAACACACGATTAAGTGAACGAGAAACGTCTTGTAAATCATCTCTCATTTTCTTTTCTAGTTTAATACGTTCATTTCTCCGTGCTGCCATACGAAAGTCATTTACTAATTCGTATAGTACTCCGTGTTCCGTTGCTTTATCGACCAATTCTATTGTTTCTTTTTCTATCATTCTTCTTCCTCCTGTTCTATAACAACATCACAAACCTCTAGCAACTCATCATCGTATGGTTTCCCAAACAATTTATGTATTACCCACAGACTCGCTT